GCAGTAGAGGAGGCAAAGATGGAAAACAAAATGCCAAAAGGAAACGTTAACACTATGGAAGAGTTCTTCAAACTCTATGGAGACATCAAAATAGATGTCCCAATGACATCACTGCTAGAGCCAGCAATGGATTACCTAGCACTCAAACTACGCTACATCAGCGTAGAATACGTTAATACCAGCAGGGTGAAAGGTCTCAAATTTAGATTTGAGGCTAAAAACCTCATCACCGAGGAAGAGTATGGTGAAGTAATATTCTTCACTAAACTACCTGAAGATGTAAGGAAACATTTGCCTTACATACTTAATGGTCTAATAGACCAGTTAGGCAAGAGCTCATTAGAACAGCTCTATGCTGAAGGCAGCAGCAAAGTGGCTGTTGCACTACTAACCCACGAGGTTAGTCAGGATAGTAAGGAGTACACAAAGGTGGACTTTACCAGACAAGCTAGAGCAGATGCTCTAGTAGCTAGAGATAATGCTCTAGCAAGCAAATAAGTCATTTCTAGGTTATTTCAATTATTTATTAAAGGAGAAAGAAAAAATGAACGCAAACACTTTAAATAGAAAGGAAACTGTAGTTGAAATTGAGCCAGAAAGCCTAGCTTTAGAAAATAAGGCTAGAAGCCTGCTAGATGCATTGGCAGAGCGTAAAGCTCACGCTAAAGCTAAAGATAAAAGAATAGCACGCATCCGTAAAGGCAAGAGACAGCTAAAGTCTCCTGCTTATGATAACTTCAAAACACGCACAGTTAGCAGACTACACCTATCAAACCGAGAGAAGTATGCTCTAACAGAGTATGCTAATTTTGGTAGAAAGGCATATCAACTCGTAGTTGAAATAGATGACTACGAAGAAAAGGCTCGCACACAGGAATTGATAGAAGCTCTCCGTAAGGAAAGCTACTACCGTAGAATATGCAGACAGGCAGAGAATCTACGTAGGCGTGACAAAATGCTTGGCACCAACAGGGAAGCCGAGCTCTGGGCTGAGTATAACCGCCCATACGATAAGCTAAAGATGGAAGATGATGCCAATAAAAATCTAGGCAAAAAGACACCAGCTACATATATGGTAGAAGGTGTGCTCTATCGTAGAGTGGACCTAGAAGAACTATACCTAGAGTTTAGGGATATGCTACAGGCTCTAGACTGGGCTGGAGAAAAACAGCTCCGTAAAGTGCCAACAAAGAACCTGGCAGAGTGGGGACATGCAGTGCTAACAATCCTCAACAACGAGGAACTACTAGAGCTGTACACAGAGACTATGCCTGAAACCAAAGGCGGTAAGGCAGTGTATGGAGTTTGCCCTGATTGTGGGGAACTCATGCTCCTAGATGAAGGCAGAGACAACTTCTGCCCTAACTGCGACAAGCTCGTACTGGAGAATCAGCTAATACCTGAATACTCCAGAAAAGCTCCTAGAAAAGCAGCTGAAATAGATCACTATGGTTTCACCAACTACAAGAATGAGTGGGTGGACCTAGGAGCTGATGTGTCCTATGAAAACCTGTTCAGAGATAGACCTGATGAAGATACTGACTTCTGCCTAGATGGAGTAAACAGTATCCTAGATGCGTTAGGACTAGATAATGAGGACGTGGAGCTATAAGCTCTACGTTCCTCTAGTGTGTGTGTATTCAATAGAAGAAGATTGTATCGCTGTATCTCCCATAACACACAAGATAGGTTAACGTCCCACCACCTCCCCACCAGCTATAGCACCTGACAGATAAAGTACTAGGCACCTAGAGCCATATACACTCTAACTGACCAGTACTCACCCCTCGAACTCCCCGTGTGGGCTAAAGTAACTTTTATCGTAAACTCACCTACTGTGGCGTATGTTGTTATATACCTATAACTCACAGTAAATCGCTATAGTACCTGTGTGTTTATTAAAAATTAAAAATTGGTTGAGAGCTTCGTGCTCACCTGGGTACCCCCCCCTACCCCTTACTCATCAAAAAAAAAATCAGTGTAACATATTTGCTACACTAATTTTACCGAAATAATCTCCTACCCCCCGGTGTATATATATCATAAAATATATATATAATGATATATATATACACCTCTCTACTATATATTATAAAGATACAAGGAGTCAATGTGTGAAGATTATGTGAAGAATAGATGATATTAAATATCACATAAAATGGGTTTTGTGTAGAAACAGTGAATTAGTGTACTATATATGCTACACTCATTTTAAAATCTTATACAGCCCCTGTAGGGGGGTCACCCAAATTCAGGTTGAAAAAGTCATATTATTCGTAAACAAATCTTCACACAGTTTTCACACAATTTAGCGAAAACGCAAAAACATACAATTAAATTGTACCCAATTTCTAGCACTAAAATTTTAATCATTTTTATATTTTAATATTAAAAATCCCCTACGGAGCATGTGTGAACAATCAGGTTTACAAATATATTTATAACTATAAGGAGGTAGACACATGTATACTAATTACAATACAGAATGGACAGGGGCTGTTCTTGATTTTAATATTTAAATATTTAACTTTTTATTTTATTTTATTTTAGGTCCCATATGGGGCATATAAGTTATCACAGCCATAGAACAAACAATAGGAGGTAAATCATGGCTAATATTCAGAAAATGCAGGGAACTGCAAAGAAATCCGCTAACACTAAGTCTTTCAAGGAGTTTTCGGCTCCTACTGGTAGCTTTGCGGAGTTTACGGCTCCAATAGAGCTATCACAGAATGAATTGTTACAAGGAGAGAACTTAATGTACCTCAGAGGTATCTGCACAGGATTCAGTATGTTCACCAGCCGAGTAACTGGTAGAGACATAGTCCTATTGCACTTCGTTGACGGAGTTAATCTAGACTCCAAGGAGCCTGTAGGGGCATTTAGCCTCATGCAGGTAGTCCCAGAGCAGAGACAGCAGCTCGTGCAGTTCCTGTCGCCTATCATTAGGCAGATGGGGTGCAAAACTGTCCCAGAGGCTGCTAATGGTTCTAGCAACCAGATTTACGTTCGTTTAGAGCGTAATGAGCAGAATCCAGAGTTTGTAAACTGGCGTGCAAACTCTGAAGTTATCAATGAGTGCCAGATTCTAGAGAATAAGTAGGGGTAACTCCCTACTTTTTTTTATTGAAAGGAGTAATAAAATGAGAGAGATCACAATTGACATGTCAATAGCCCCAGAGACAATATTAGAAGGAGCAGAGATGACGTATCCGAAAGCTCTGGAACAGACTCAGGCACAAGGAGTGCCAGCAGAAGACCTACCAGAAGTTATGTACGCTATAGGCTTTTGCAGGGCGTCAGAACTAATACATCAGTCTCTATGCGAAGGTCTGGAACAGCTTCTGACAGATCTAAAGGAGTGCCTCGAAAATGACGAGGACTTCACGATAGACTACAGCAATAGGAGGCATATCTTTACGGAGGAGACTAATGAACAATCAAGTTTCAGTTAGAGTTACACTGTGCTTAATAACGGTTGCACTAGTACTCCGAATATTTATGGCACGTAGTAACGAAGAAATACTGCTGTATGGAATTGGAGCTGTTGTGAGCTGTATAGTGTTAATGTTTGCAGATGACCTGTTATTTCTTGACACAATACTCGTAGCTTTTATAGACACGCCAATTCTATTTATATACGTGCTCCTAGAGAATAACCTTATCTTTAGGGGCGTATATGTTATACTTATTACCATACATACGGTAGCACTAAATCAAGCAATGGAGGATATATAACATGAGGATTAATATGAAAGTAACGGACACAAAATACACACCTGAATATGCCACAAAAGGAGCTGCAGGCATGGACTTAAAAGCTAGATTAGAAGAACCAGTAACACTTCTACCTAGACAGAGAGCCCTGATTCCAACAGGCGTGTGCATAGAACTACCTGAAGGCTATGAAGCACAGATTAGAGCTAGATCTGGACTAGCATCAAAACACGGAATTACGCTTATAAGTGGCGTAGGCACTATTGACTCAGACTATAGAGGTGAATTACATGTGCCTTTAATTAACCAGAGTGAACACGTAATGCAGATTAAAGACGGAGACAGAATTGCACAGATGGTAGTGACGGAGTACACGCACATCACACCTAATATTGTGTATGAACTGTCAGAAACCACACGAGGCAATAAAGGCTTCGGACACACAGGAGTTTAAGGAGGTTATTATGTTACCTAAAACTTGGGATTTAGCTACACCACGCCAACGTTATTACATCAGAAAAACAGAAATTAAATATGACGTTGTGTGTGCTTGTCTAAATAAAAGTGCTATAGTTCGCTGGATTGCCAAATACAAAGAGCTAGACGCTTTAGAAGAAGCAGAATCCCCTACGGAGGGCGTTGTAACCCACGGGAGCACAAAGCCTATTAATCCTACATTCTAGGAGGTACACAAGATGAGAGCAGTAACACACGCACTCATTAAATCAGAAATGGAATGGTTTAAGCATAGAGACGACTGGGCAAACGACCCTATGGAAATTTACAACTCAGCTCTAACAGATTGCCAGATGAAATTAGATTGGTTTTATTCAGAGCACGAGGATTGCCCGGTAACTGAAGAAGAGTATAAAGAACTATATGAACTCTTTAGTGAACTGTTCCAACGCAGACCAGATAGAAATACGAGAAATAAAGAAAAATATGAACCATATAACCTAGGTATAGAACACGCCATTGAAGCTCTATATAGATTTATGGAAAAAGAAATTTATTAATGTCCCATACGGGGAGCGTGAGGTAGGGCACTCACAATATAACAAAAGGTAACTTAACTAAACCCTACTTCACAATACCGTTTATTTTATAGTCTTCACAAGGAGGTAATAATATGAAGATTAGAACACTGAAGCACCTAGCCGTTATCACCCTAGATGGTTACGATCCAAAACACGTACTGGAAGTTGCAAAGAACAACAAGGACGCAACAGTACTTAAGGACGAAGACGGTAATGAGATTTTCCGTGTAAATTTTGTAGAAGGTGACTACTACAACACAGAAGACCTCAATCTAGGAGTAACAATCTCTGCACGTAAGGAGGCTACAGACATTACAATTGCATTTGCTAAACCACTAGAGAAGAGGGACATGGCAAAAGCAATTGCACCTATGCTACCAAAACTAAACGCTGTTCTAGCCAAGTTCGGAGAAGCAGTTGTTAAGTATGACGCAGCAGTAGATGCAACACTCGCAATGTTCGTAGACAACGAGGAAGTTGTAGCAGAAGAAGTAAATGAGGAGGCATAAGCCTCTTCATTTTTATTATTGATGAAAGGAAATAATATCATGAAAAATCTATTTATAGCAGATAACCACACCAGAAAGACAATAGTAATTGACCCAGAAACAACAACAGTAGCGGAGGCTTTCGCAGATAACAACATGGACCCTAACGTAGGTCTTCCGTTTCTAAACGGAGTAGCAGTACCTGCATCTGCTCTTGATAAAACTATTAAGGAGCTTGCGGGTGATGCTGAAGAATATCGCCTGACAAAGACTGTAAAGTCTGACGGTAATTTTTAGAATAGGGGAGCAATCCCCTATTTTTTTTTAGGAGGATATTATGGCAAATTATAAAAATTTTAATGAGTTCATAAATGACACGAACTACATTGCAACAGAATTTTTACCAACACTTATACGCAACTGTAGCCAAGAGCAGTATATAGGCGTATACAACAACTCAACAGCAGGAGTAAGTATAGTACAAAATACAACACATATGTTTATAAAACAGATGTTACATTTACTAACAACAACGGCACAAAACTACACACTATCAATAGACACTTCATATAACAAATCTATTGCAAGTGTAGAACAAGACCTAGGCTATGAGACACAGGCAAGAAAAAATAGAGATAGTTTTCTACTAAGTATAGTAGATAAAGACTGCTTACCTGCAATAAAAAGGACAATAACATTAATAAATAGTGATAACTATACAGAGTTTAAAACAAACTTATACATAGAAGACGATACTGCAAAAGCATTAGCACAGTCTCTATACAACGCAAATGTTTATGCAGTAAGATTGAACCCTAATGTAAAAATTTACGAAGAGAAAATAAATAAACTTCTAATCTTTGTAGAAACAGTACCGGCTCAACTAAATAATTTAGCTAATCTAATACAACTACTGTTGTATTACGCACATAACGCACCAGAAACAGTAAAGACGTATGTACTAGATTTATTTACAGAACTTTGTAATGCAGAAGACATCAACGAGAAACTTGAGGAACTATTTAACAGATTTGAAAACAACAAGTTCTTTCTAAAAGAAAGTTGTCTACGAGAATGGCGTAGAAATCAAACAGAATTACGAGTACAAATAAATGACCAAAAAATTAAAGTGAAAAACATAGAAGAAAGTATAGAAGAATATAAAGAGGGAATCAAAAACTTTGAAGAAAGTATAAAAATCAAAGAACAAAAAATAGAAGAATTAACACAAGAGTTAAATACACTCATAGAAGAAGGACCTAATTACAGCACTATACAAGAGTTAGAAGATAATACTAAAAATGCACAAGCATACATAGAAAAATATTTTCCAAACATAGAGATGCAAGTAGACTTTGGAAAACAAGAAATACACCTAGACAACTTAACTACGTTAGAACATTGGGATGTAGACAAAGTAGATAGTTGTTTACAAAGAGTAGCAGAACAAAACACATCTGAAAGAGGCATAGCAATTCTGTGGCACACTCTAACTCAAGGAAAGTATTTAATACCTACGTATACGGAGTGTACATTAAATCTTTTAAACAATAACGCAAGCAAAAAAGAATATGCAACGTATAAAGACGATTATATGCCTCAGCCGCATCTGATGCGTTTTAACTGTTGGGGGTCACATGAACAAGCAATAGCTGACTTCTTAAAAAACAGAGACATAGAAGGAGCTATCGTGCAGATAAACTACGCATGTAAACAGCTTAATTTAAGTGACAACTATGTTATAAGCACTATAACACGATTACTACAAGAGTATGACTACATGCTTTATAACACAGAGACAGAACAGTACATAAGCATACCAGACGCACTTCCTGAAATCATGGAAGATTTTGAAAAAACAGATCTTCATGCAAAATACTATAAACATTAGGAGGAACACATGATACCAATTATCCCACCAAACCAAAAGAAGCCTGTAGTATATTTTACAGAAAAAGCCTATACAAAGATGTGGGCACTAGTAGATATTAACCCTAAAGAAATAGGGTGGCACGGAACGGTAGACCGTAAAGACAATATCTTTATAGTCACAGACATTCTAGTATATCCACAGACCGTAACGGCAACATCAATAGTTGCTGATGCTAAAGAATTTAACAAGTGGCTAGAAAAATACATGCTTGATCCAAAAGATAACACATTTGACAAAATGCGTATGCACGGACACTCACACGTAAACATGGGAACCGCACCTAGCACTACTGACCGTAAACTACAAGAAGACCATCTAAAACAATTAAAAGAAGATGACTTCTATATCTTTTTAATTGTAAATAAGAAAAGAGAAGTCTGGGCAACAATCTATGACCTAAAGACAAGCATACAGTATGAAACAGCAGACATAGAAATAATGTTACCTAACTCAAATGCAGTTAAGTGGGCTAAAAAAGAAAGCAAAGAAAAGCTACAGAAACCAAAGCTAACACCACAACAGGCACTATGGGGAAAATACACAAGAGAAGTCCCTTACGCTATAGATGACTGGGATGACATTTTAGAAAATGAGATGTACTCAGGCTATCCAGAAGGAGATGAACGTAATCACTACTTTAATAGGAGGAACAAATAATGATTAACCTAAACAAAAGCAAAGATTATTTTGACCCAAAGAAACTAGGTAAAACAGAAGTACACATTGTAGGCTGTGGAGCTACTGGTTCGTTTCTAGCTGATATGTTAGTACGATCTGGAATAGATAAGATTACACTGTGGGATTTTGATATAATAGAATCACACAATGTAGTAAATCAGCTTTATGACAACACAGAAGTAGGTATGTTAAAAACAGATGCACTTGAAGCACGCCTACTTAAAATTAATGACTCTTGTAGGATTGTAAAGAAAGGAAGATGTGCACCAACAGACAGACTATCAGGTTATGTATTCCTAGCTGTAGATAATATCGACACTAGACGAGACATTACCACCATAGCTACAAAGAATAAGCAGATAAAAGCAATGTTTGATATTAGACTAGGATTAGAAGACGGAACTATCCTAGCTGCAGATTGGAAAAATGAAAAGGACAGAGAGCAGTTACTAGCATCTATGTGTTTCACTCATGAAGAAGCAAAAGAGGAAACACCAACAAGTGCCTGCGGAATGACACTATCAGTGTCCCCTACGGTGCACGTGTTAGCGAGCTTGCAAGTAGCCAACTTTATAAACTTTATAAACACAGCCAAACTAAAAAAGTTTGCAACAATCAACGTGTTTAATATGTTTTTAGACTCGTTCTAAACAAATTTATATCCATTAGTAATATTTACGCCACATAATAGTGTAAAGCATTACGCAAAACGCTAATGTAACAAAAGGTCAGAGAAGAATAGAGGGCTGCCACAGGATGTTCCGGAGATCAGGCAAAGCTGTATCCACTGGAAATCGGGTAAAAGATGTCAGTAAAATAGTAAAGCCGTTGAAAAATCAACTACCTGCTGAAACACCAAATGTCATAACTTACCAAGAAAGCACATCCTTCTACGCCTTCTCAGCGTCTCGATTCTATATCTGTAATGGAGGAAAACAAAATGTTATTAACACTAGACAGAAAACAAATCAATTACCCTAACGTAAGTATTCAGAAGATACTACAGAATAAACCAATACCACCACCTAATAAAATAAGGGAATATACTACAATTCAAATTCCAGATGAGTATAGATATTCCAAAACAGCAAACGCACTTGAAACTCTAAACAACATCTTACAAAATTGGGAAAATATAAAACCAGAAGGAGAACTTTACACTTCCTTTAAAATCCCAAAGCGTTCAGGAGGACTGCGTAAAATAGATGCACCTGTCACAGAGTTAAAATGCGTACAGTCACAACTAGCGGAGTGGTTACAATTCAAAGCCTCTGCAAGAGCACATGATGCAGCTTATGCTTACGTAAAAGGAAGAAGTCATATAAAAAGTCTACAGAGACATCAGGCAAACAAATCAAACTGGTTCCTGAAGATTGATTTTAAAAACTTCTTCCCGTCACACAATAAAGCGTATATACTAAACATGCTGGAGCAGGTGTACCCTGTAGGAGTACTCATCAGAACAGACAGAGACGCCATCTCTAAAATGCTAGACATTTGCCTCCTAAATGACTCTCTACCGCAGGGAACACCTATCAGTCCAGCACTTACAAATCTTTGTATGGTACCTATAGACTATGACATAACAAACTTATGTGTAGAGCTAGGTAAGAAGTATGGAACATTCTTCACATACACGAGATACGCTGATGATATTATCATTAGTGCAAGAAAGAGTTTTAAATGGAGTGACGTAATCAAAGAAATAAACAACATCTTAAAGAAACACAACGCCCCATTCAAAATAAACAAAGAGAAAACAAGATATGGTTCTAGAGCAGGAAGAAACTGGAATGTTGGACTCATGCTCAATAAAGATAATCAGATTACACTAGGGCATCATAACAACAAAGCGTTAAAAACAAGAATAAACAATTTCTGTTATGAGAACCTAGTAGAAGGAACCACTTGGACAAAACCTGAAGTTCAAGAGTTCCAAGGTTACCTAGCTTATGCCAAAGCAGTAGAACCAGATTACATAGCATATCTATTAAATAAATACTCTGAAAAATATAACACAAACATAGAAAGAGTATTAAAAGATATGTTAACAACCTAGTTAAGAACCTAGCCCTCATAAAAGAAACACACATACACTAGAAGAAAGAGGGCTGTTCTTATATAAGAATAGATAACTGTTTTTTTTCGTTATTACCTTATATAAATAAACACTGAATATTCACATATGATTTCACAGTTATACACTTTTAGACAGTTATCTATTTTTTTTTAACACAAATTTACTTCAGTATATTTAACTCCCAAAGAGTTAAGCATTAAGTGCAACGCTAATAGCACATAACGTCCGAATATTATATACTTTGAGCTGTTCGCCAGAACACTCTGCAGTATTCCTGTGAAGTATTAAAACGAAACATTTTAGACATACTAATAATTCTAATTTTTAAGAAAATTTAGGCATTATGTAAAACGCTAATGTAACACAAAGTGATTGATGCTCTCAATCTCGAAGTTTCGCAGGCTAAGCGACGCCGCACACCCTCGACGAATCCGCCAGGAGCTCTCCGACCCGGCTCACTTCATTCACCTGGATCAGTCTCGCTACCAGGCGAGATTCACGAGGAAGAGCGGCAGACGCCAGCCCAGCAAAACTTCTTCGCTGTTCAGTAAAATGTTTTTTAAAGAGTTAATATTATGTATAAATCAAAGTATGAAGAACTAAATTACACATTATATGCAGAAGCTCAATTTCTGCAAATTTGCTTTATGTTTTCAAATAGAGCTGGCTTTGACATACAAAGATTACTAGAGTTCTTATTTACTATAGCTAATCTAGCCAAAGAAGATCTCTATACTGCACAAATTAAATCATTAGTAATGAAAGCAATAAGACATGCCCCAAAGAAAATAGCAAAAGGGTACTGGGTGCTAATGCTAACTAACCTCAGTTATTCCCCATATCAGATTGCTAAAATTTTAGGCGTGTCTTATTCTAGTGTTAAGCATCACCTTGGAGATGGACAACACAGACCTAGAGCAGAAGTGCTTCCACCACATTGGATATACAATTTAACTGCAAAAGACCATAGAACCATGGTTATATTAATAGAAACTATTATAGATTTAAAGGAGGTATTAGTATTAAATGAGTACAACAGTCCGACTAAATAAAACCCAGAAAGAGAAACTCTGGGAAATTTTTAAAAGTCTAGGAGAAACTGCAATAGGTGCTAATCAGTATGAACTTGCAGAGCTATGCGAAGAAGTAGACCTAGCAGACTTAAGTTATTTAACTTCAGAGTATTGGTCGGCATTTCTAAAAGAACCTGATGTAATTAAGTACAGAAGTTCCGAAATGCAGATACTAAAAGACTCTGCACTAATTAAAATGGTTGCTAACTCTAGTGACTCTAGATCAGTAGCACAGTCACAACTCATTAACGCACTTCAGAAAATCGAAGCAGACACAGACAATGACAAAGGACCTGCGTTTATTTACTGCTATGTACCACTAACATCAGCTCAAAAACACGCACCAACCGCAACAGAGCTAGATGCACAATTAAGAAAATTACAGAATACAGTTGAACTTACAAAGGAAGAAAAAGAATGGGTAAAGAAACAAGAACTACCAGAGTACTAAGACCTTATCAGGAAGAAGATGCAAAGTTTTTAGTAACAAAACCTGCTATGGCTTGTTTTAATGAACAGCGTACAGGTAAAACACCTACAGCATTAGCAACAATTAAGCTACGTAAATTAGAAAATAAAAAAGTATTAATCATTGCTACAGCATCATCACTGTATCAATGGGCTGCTGAATACGAACGCTGGGTAGGAAAACCATGCGTAGTGTGTGACGGTACTTTAGCTAAACGTAAGAAAATCATCAAAGAAAACTGGACACACGGTTTAGTAATATCTTTAGATAGTTGTAAAACAACTGTAGTGTCTAAAGGTGTTATAGAAGAAATTGTAAAAGCTAAACCGAAGTATATGATTTTAGATGAAGCACACAGAATCAAAACACCTGATTCAGCAAGTGCTAAATCAATGTTCAAACTAGCGAAAAAGATACCAAACAGACTAGCTCTGACAGGAACACCTGCACCCGGAAAAGCGTATGACATATACTCAATACTATATTTTTTAGGAATAACTACAGACACAGACTGGCAGTTCAAACACAAGTATTTTGATAGTGAAGTACATCAAATCTGGGATAAGATAAGAAAACAACCTAGGACATTTACAGAGTTTACAGACTTTAAGAAAGGTATGCAGGAGGAACTACAGAGCATCCTAGTAGACTACTCTACCCAGAGAAAACGTAAAGATGTAATGCCTTGGTTACCTAGTAAAGACTATGTGAGAGTACCATTAACACTTGCACCAAAACAAAAAAGAGCAATCAATCAACTACACACCGAGTTCAGAGTAGGAGATTTAGAAACAAAGAATGTATTAGAGGCTCTGATAAGAGAAAGACAGCTTTGTTTACATCCCGCTCTGGTGGGCGTTGAGGGTCGATCACCTAAATTAGATTATATTAAACAGTATATATCAGACTATCCTGATGAACCTATTATCATATTTAGTACATCAACGCAGTTCTTGAAACTACTCTATAATGAATTAAAAGCAAGAACAAAACTAGCTATGATTATAGGAGCTACACCAAAGAAAACTAGAGAAGTCTATAAACAGGACTTTCAAGCAGGTAAGTTTAATATATTCCTAATAAACATACAGGCAGGTAAAGAAGCCCTTACATTAGACAGAGCTGAAACAGCTATCTTTGCTGATAAATTTCCACCTATAGGAGATATTCTTCAGGCAGAAGATAGGTTTGTAGCTACTACTGAGGACAAAGCAAGTAAGCCACATAAGATAATCGAATTAATGATGACTGAATCTTATGATGAACAAATCTACACATTGTTAGAACAGAGATTCACAGAAACAGACGTCATTAATGATTATAATAAACATCTAAAGCAGAAAGGAGTACGTTATGTCACAAAATCCAGTATTTAGTTTCCATAAAGCGGAACGAAAACAGTGCAAAGCGTCTATACTGATTGAAGGACTTACAGGTTCAGGCAAATCAGGACTAGCACTTGTACTTGGTAAGGCTTTAGCTGGAGACTACAAAAAGGTCTTTGCTATTGACACAGAGAACGGATCACTTCCACTATTTAGTGGACTTAATAGCTCGGCAGGAGGTAAGTTTGAAGACTTTCAGATTGGAAACTTCACACCTGATATTGGTTATAAGCCATCTCATTATCTGGCTTTCAGAGATGAAGCTGTTAAGGCAGGTGCTACCGTAGTAATCATGGACTCAATCTCACACGCATGGCAGTATAAAGGAGGTATCCTAGATATCCTAAATGATGTTAAAGCAACATCAAGAAACAATAATGAATATGCTGCGTGGGGAGACCCTAGAGTAGCCAAAGAAAAAGGACTACTGTTTGAGCTCTTAAGAGACAACAGAGTACACTGTATTACAACTGTTAGAGTCAAAGAAAAGATGGAGATTGGCACGAATGAACAGGGTAAAACAACAGTACAGTCTCTAGGTGAACAGCAGATTATGCAGGCAGATATTAAGTATGAGCCTGACTTGGTACTACATATGATTACAGCAGGTACACCAACTACACCGCCTGTAGCTAAAGTAGTTAAGTCAAGATACGCTATGTTTGTAAAAGGAGAGACATACCACTTTACACCAGAACTTTGTGAACAGCTACGTAAATATCTGGAAGATGGTACATCACCTGAAGAGATTGAAGCAGCACAGCATAAAGAATATGAGGATGCTGTAAAAGGATATCTCACAGAAAACGCAAACAAGAAAACACTTTGGAAGTTAATACTAACAGAACTAGGCTATAAGGATGCCAAGGTAAAAGATTTACCTTTGAGCACATTAAAGCAAGCATACATTAAACTAACCGTAGATTAAAAAGGAGAAAAGAAAAATGGAAACAGTAAAGAAGACAACAGAAAAGGTAACTGAAAAGGTAACACCAGAAGTAAAGAAAACAGAAGCACCAAAGAAAACTAGAAAGCCTAGAGCAAAGGTTAGAACGCTAACTGAACTAGAAAATGTGCCTTACACAAAGATGACACAGAAAGAACTAATCCTTTGCATCAATGATCTAAAGAAAGAAGTAGCACTAGCAGATCAGCAGATTACAATGCTAAAGGACAACCTGACCTCTGCATATGAGTCAAAGAGAAAAGTAGAGGATGCATACCACAATCTATTGAGACAGGTAGGAGATGACATTGAGTATATCCAGAGGCTAACCGCTACATTCACAGAATCAATGCTACGAGTAACACAGAAAGGACAGTAATCATGATTAATTTTGACGCACTAAATAACGCAGAAAAGCCAGCAAACAGCCTACTAATTGAGGGCTGGCACAAGATGGAAATTAAGAAAGCTGAAATGAAGACCAACAAAAACGGAGACCCTTACCTAAATGTAGGTATGCAGCAGGTAACTGATGGAGACAAGGGCGGAGCTTATGTTTTTGATATCTTCAAAGAAGCCTCAGAAGGCTTTATGCTTTTCAAACTAAAGCAGTTCCTAACTGCTTTTGGTGTACAGCCTGAAGGAGACTTTGAACTGGCGGACCTTACAAAGATACTTGTGGGCAAGCAGGCTATGGTAGAACTCAAAATAGATATCAATGAGCAGTATGGTAACAAGTCTGTAGTTGATATCAGAAATGAAATGTATCTAGGACTAGATGTTTATGTACCAGAGCCTAGCATTGCTGACCGCTTCAAGGAAGTTGAAGATGATATTCCATTTGAAGCTACACCAGAACCAACAGCACCTGCACCAGCACTAGAAGATGAGGAGATCTAAATGAGTTTTTTACTGGACTACTTTAATATTTCAGATAGTAAAACAGAAGTCCAAGTAATGTGTCCATTCCCACACACAACTGTGAATGGACTAACTTATTATGAATCAAATCCATCAGCATCTGTTAATACAGAAAAAATGTTATACCACTGTATGTCCTGTGGAGAGGGCTTATCTGAAACACAGTTCATACAGAAGGTATTAGAGACAGGGCTAGTACAAGCTAAACGAATACAATCTGCTTTTAATACAGAAGAAGATGTACTCACTTGGTCTAGGGAAACATTAGAACCAGAGACAAAAGAGCTTTGTAACAAACTAGGAGTTAGTGATGATGTCATAGAAGAACTTAAACTAAAGACAACTAATATGACATTACACTCAATTGACTTTCCAGTTATTATGTATGGAAAGCTCCTAGATGTTAGAAGCTATCATCCAGGGGGAACGCCTAAACTGAAAGGTAGGCAAGGCTCCCCCACTGGGCTAATAATCCCTTATGACCAGTGGGTAGAATCTTCTACAAAGCGTACAACTATAATCTGTGCAGGAGAAAAAGACATGGCAGTTGCTCGTAGCAACGGACTCAATGCAATCACCTTAACAGGAGGTGAAATGGCAAAGCCATTATTCCTAGCACCATTTCGTGATCGTAATGTAGTTATCTGTTATGACAATGATGAAGCAGGACTCAAAGGAGCTACACAATTAGCAACACAGCTAACAGGTGTAGCAAACTCAGTAAGAGTCTGCACTAAATTCCATGAGGGCATGGAGAATAAAGAGGACATAACAGACTACTTCACAAAGTACGATCATACCAAAGAAGATTTAGTTAAGTGTATAAAAGCAACGGAGTTATTTGTACCACCTCCAGAGGAAAAACCAGAATTACCAGAGTGGACACTCCTAGAAGCATCTAAACCAGAACACATAGGTGTACTTTGTAAAACAAACATACAAGTCACTGCAGTAACTGATACAACATTTTCCTGTCCATCAGCACTCATCCTAGAGAAATATGCTGTAGGAGATGGAAATGATACTATGCACATAGGAGATACTAAAGAGTGGGAACTCAAACCTAGAAATTGTAGAGACATCTTGCACTTAGTAGATAATAACTTTAAAGAGACTGTAATCAAAGACAACATCAGAGACATTGTCGGAGTCATGCAGAAAGAAAAGTTTGTTAGACAAACTGTTCTAAAGAGAGCTACAATCTTTAAGGCTTATGCTTCTGACTTATTTGAAACACAGAATACAGAAACTAATCAGCCTATGGAGTACACTTGTTATTCCATTAATCAGCGATTAGAGTCTGGTAAAAAATACTCTGTAACTTATAAGTTAGTGCCGCACCCTTATAAGGGACAACAGCTTACAATGATTATAGTTGACGCAGAAGATGCTAATGATTCTGTTTCAAATTTCAAAGTAACAGAAGATGTAAAGGAACACCTGAAGATGTTCCAAGCGGACCCCGGCAGGGCTAAAGATAAGCTAACTGAAATTACAGAAAGAGTTAAAGGACTACTAGGCTATGATGGTAACAACCAGCTTATACAAACAATTGACTTAACTTACCACACACCTCTTATGTTTAATATGGGTAGATTCCAAAACATAAGAGCGTACCTAGATACACTTATTGTAGGTGAGTCTAGAGTAGGTAAGTCGAGCACAGCTAACTGTTTAAGAGAGTTATACGGACTAGGTACATTCACATCTCTAGCAGGAAACTCTGCAACAATTCCAGGATTGGTTGGAGGTAGTAACAAGACCAGTAACGGATTCCAAACTCGTGCAGGTATCATACCGCAGAATCACAAAGGTATGATTATCTTTGAAGAGTTTGGAAAATCTAATAGAACTGTAATTACTGAATTAACAGATATCAGATCAAGTAATGAGGTACGTATTACTAGAGTTTCTGGAACAATAACCATGCCAGCAATGGTGAGAATGTTATCACTAACAAATCCTAAAAATGAAAAAGGACAAATCAAAAGCATTGCCAGCTATCCGAACGGAGTTCAAATAGTCACAGACTTAATTGAAGCTGCAGAGGACATAGCTCGATATGATATAATACTGATTTTATCAGATAAAGGTAACACTACATTTAACCCTATGTGGACTCCATTAGACCCATTTCCTAAAGAGGCTTATAGAGATAAGATTCGTTGGGTTTGGTCTAGAACTCCTGAACAGATTCTATTTGAAGATGGAGTTATAGAATATATTATGGAGGCTGCTAGTGATTTAAATAAAGTGTACAACAGTCATATCAAGATATTTGGAACAGAGGCTTGGAAGAAGCTGACTAGAATATCTATAGCTTTAGCAGGCTACTTATGCAGTACGGATGAATCCTTTGAGAATATCGTAGTAACAAATGAGCATGTAGCTCTTGCAGTAAAATACTTTGTTGATTTATATGACAACGATACGTTCAAGTTCAAACAATTTGTAGACCACGAACGTAAGTACACAGAGATTGACGAAGACGGAGTTGCATTACTACAGACTATATTTGATAAGTACCCTATGCTAGTTATGCAGTTAGAGCAGAGTGCGGGCATTACTAAAAATGTATTAGGCTCTGCTACAGGTTTAGGCAATGAGGCTCTAAACTCTGCAACAAACCTATTAGCCAAAGGACTATTTATTAAATTCTCAAACTACGAGATGATACCAACTGAACGATTCAGATTAGGTATCAATCAAATTGACCGCAACACTTACACAGAGAGGCTAGGAGAAAATGTTACAATTTAAATGGTATTTCTGTAATGTAGATACAGAACAGGACATAGAAAATATGATAGAAGTGTATAACAAATATGCTTCTGAATACGGTGCTGTAGATACTGAGACTACAGGATTACACATTGTAAAAGACATTCCATTCCTAGCACAATTTGGATTTATAGATCCAGAGCGTATGAGAGGGTATGCCTACGTAGTAGACTTACGTACTGAAATAGGTAAGCAAGCTCTAGACGTATGGCTTACCCAGCTCATACAAAAACATACTTTACTTGCAGGACACAATATAAGTTTTGATGTACACATGCTGATGAACATAGGGCATGACATATTCAAAATAAAACCAGATACATTAACACTAACTGACACACAGTTCTACATAAGGTACGGACATGATGCCTTGCATACAAGTGAAGGTGGACCGCCATTAGGTCTAAAAGATTACACTACACGTTATGTAGATAAAGACGCTAAAGTACATGAATCTGCTTTAAAGAAAGAACGAACAGATATTGCCAAGATGTACAACGTACAACTTAAACAGGCTTTAGGTATTACATTAAAACAATTAAATGAGTACACTAAAGATTGTCTCTTCGAGTTAGAAGACTTACCTGAAGATTTAAGAGAGCGTTATATAGAGTGGCATAGTAGACTTCCAGATTGGTTACAACCTAAAGTAAATAGTATTGTAGAAAGTGATATGATTCAATATGACCAACTCAATACTGAAACCCTAAAGCGATATGCTGCATATGATATTGTTTACACTTTAGAAATACTTTGGTTCTTAATTCCAAAAGTAAAAGCTAGAGATAATGAAAACGCTGTAAGCATTGAAAACGCTCTATTAGAGCCTATCGTTCGTATGGAACGAGTAGGATTCAAATGCAATACAGAGTACCTAGAAGAATCTAGAGTGCGTATGAAAGAATACATCTTAACTCTACGAGCTGAATTAAATAAACTTGCAGAACAAGAGTTAAGTGTAGGACAACACGCATTAATTAAACAGATCATAAACACTAAATATGAAACGGAATTAACTTCTACGAATGATGAACAACTTAAACTGTTGTACAACACTACCAAGAACGAAGAACTAAAACAGTTTATTTGGTTAGTGCAGGAGTTAAGAACTTTAGAGAAGTGGTACAGCACGTACATACTTCGCTTTCAGGAACGTTTAATCAAAGGCAAGGATAGACTCTATACTCAGATCAATCAGGTTGGAACTGTATCTGGAAGAGTTACTTCAGATTTCCAACAGTTCCCTAGAAATGGAATTAAGGATAGAGAAGGTAACGACCTCTTCAACCCAAGATACATGGTTGAAACAGATAGTGCAATTTTGTATCTAGACTACTCACAGATTGAGTTACGCTTTCAAGCATTATACACAATTTTAGTAGGGCATCCTGATACAAACTTATGTAGAGCATACATGCCTTACAAATGTCATAGGCTTACTGGAGAGTTGTTTGATTATAACAATCCTATACACATTAAAGAAGCGTATGATGGGAGTTGGTATCATGATGAAGACGACTTACCTTGGGAGCCTGTAGATGTGCACGGAGCTACTACTACAGCAGCAACAGGACTTAAACCTGGAGATGAGGGATTTAAGGAAGCACGTTATGATATAGGCAAACGTACGAACTTCGCTTGACATCAGTGGACAAAACAAGTAAACTTTATACAAGGAGGACGGTAAAATGAGACCAACAAATTGTATAGAGTGTGGAGCACCTATTACACAACCCAAAACATCTAAAAAATTATACTGCACAGAATGTATTAGAAAAAGAAAAATAGCACAAGTAATGAAAGCTAGGAAAAAAAGAATACCAACTACAGAAGTAGGAGTGGGGTCTGGCAATAGTTCAAAGAATAAAAACAGACCTTTAGGTATTCAGACATACAGACGTGCAAAACAAACAAAATGTGCTTGGTGTGGAGCTACAAAAAATTTAATAGTACACCACATAGACGGTAATAGGTATAACAACGAACTTACAAATTTAGTAACAATTTGTAGAAGTTGCCACCAAAAACATCACACAACCAGAAACCCTAAAACAGGGCGATACATTAAACGAGGCGAAGAAAAATCGGAGTATTAAGCTGGAAGGCTGAAACGCTAATCAGAACCGAAGGCTATACAAAGTATAGTCAGGGGCAACGCATAGATGGTGAAAAGATATAATCCATCCACGAGACTCCGACACCGTTAGGTGAAAAGATATGCTGAGCTTATGGGAAAAACAACCATAAGAATCATAGGATAAAAAGCCTATGAGGTAACACCACTGAAAAACTATGGAGCACAGCTAGGACGTATAAGACAGATGTTCCCGGATAAATCATTAGAAGAAGTTAAGAAGATTGACGCTGCTTATTACAATGCTTTTCCAGGAGTAAAACAGTACCACAGCTATTGTTACAACAGAGCTCAACTCTACTCTAACACTACTAATTTATTTGGAGTACACTACTACAATGTATCAGGACATAAACTAATTAATATGTTGATACAGGGTAGTGCTGCGTTTTACCTAAAGAAAAAGATTATAGAGCTTTGGGAATATGCTAAAGCTAACAATCTTAAAACTAAATGGCAGATGCAGATACATGACGAATTATCATGGGAATGGAATCCTGAAGATGGTATAGAACACTTCTTTGAATTTAAAAGAATCATGGAAGATTGGAGTGACACTAAAGTACCTATTGTAGCTGACATGGAAGTAACTACTACTAATTGGGCAGAGAAACAAGAGATTGAAACACTAGAAGATTTAGAAAGGATGTTGAAAAATGATTCCACAAATGAATAAGACATATCAGTACGTACTGGCAATAGACCCATCAGGATCCTTTGAAGAAGGCAAAGGCTGTACAGGCTGGGTACTTGCAACAGGTGATGGTAAAGTACTTCGCTTTGGAAAGATTGATGCTGTAGAGTTTATAGCAGCAGAACATTATTGGAGTGAGCACATAGATCTCATTGAGGAAATGTACAACAAGTACGGAGAAGAACTTGTTGTAGTTCTGGAAGACTATGTACTCTACTATGAGAAAGCTATTGTACAGAGCTACTCTAAAATGGAGACTTCAAAACTTATTGGAGCAATTCAGGTATATTGCTATAACACAAGCGTACCTTTAATACTTCAAAGAGCTGTAGAAATTAAAGCTCGTTGGTCTACAGAAGTACTTCTAAAAAGAAACCTACTTAAGGGTTTAGGAGTAAATCAGGGATACGCACTTCCAATAAAAGATGGATTCAAAAAGATTAATAGACACATACTAGACGCATATAGACATATGCTACACTTTGTAACATTTAAGAATAACAACAGCAAGGATTTTAAATTAAGAACAGTGGAGGTAGATAGCTATGATAATTACAGATAACTACAAACCAAAGCACGCTAAATCTCTAAAGAAAAGAGTTATAGAGATGTTTGAAAGTATCATGCCTGAAGAGTATGAACCTAAACATCCTAGAGTTCCCCAGCAAGAGGAACTGTTTTATAACTATGAAGGCATAGAACGTAGAGCCGTTCTTGATTATAATGATGGAGGAGACTCATGTATTACAGAAGATAGTGAGGTATTTGATTAATGGAAAGAAGAATGACAGTAGCAGAACAGTATGAGTGGGCTAAAGCTAACGCACCACACCTAGATGAGATGAACACAGATTATCTGGACACAAGCATCTTACCTATTCATACCGCAGTAAAAGACATTGACCAGCTTCCTAATGAAGTATATGCTCTACTCCGTAAAAATGGACTTGGCTGTTCTGACTCCTCAGTACTAGTTAGTGTAAACCCTTACAAAAAGTTAGAGGAACTCATAGAGGAAAAGTCTAGAAACTATCTAACACCTGAAGAGGCTGCAGTTAGCGATCAGGTTGCGGTTAGAAAAGGTGTGGACCTAGAGCCTTTTATTATACAGAAGCACAGCCAGATTTCAGGAAGACGTATTATGAAACCTGCTAACATGTATAGGCATAATGACTTCCCATTCCTAACTGTAAACTTTGACGGAGTTATGGAGTGCTATGATGATGACGGAACACTGCATTATATTCCAGATGAGATTAAAGTTTGTACAGAACAGGGAGCTCGACATTATGATAGAACTAAAGCAGACTGGAGAGAAAGCACAGGCTACGCAACAGATGGGCTTATTCCACAGTCTATTGCAGACAGCACAGCATCTATCATAGAGAAAGCTAATAGGTATGGGATACCGCCTTATTACTATACGCAGGTACAAATGGAGATGTACCATCTAGGTGCACCGTTTGGATATCTAACTGTACTCTTTGAAAAAGAGTGGGAGATGTGTACGTGGTTTGTCTGGCAGGATAAACACACACAGAACCAAGTAGTTATAGCAGCAGCTAAAGCATGGGATAAGATAGCACCACACAAACCAAAGGATGCTTTAGAAGATAATATAACTACGCTACAGAGAGATATCGCAGAAGCAGAATCAGAAACGCACACAGACATTGCTGAAGATATTTAAAAGAAATGCCAGAGCTTAAATGCTCTGGCTTTTTTTATAGTATTTTACAGAGGATGTTTGCATCCGCTGTACTTCCTGTAACCTCATTCGAGGTACTGGGCGTTTAGTACGCAGGCTCTTAACCTGATACATATTTAGACTAGGCATTGTCGTTATGTTATAACGCACGTTAGGATCCTGATTATTAATATACTTATCTATCATGGAGTCTAGGTAGTTTCGTTTAGGTTTAATCTTACCTACATGATACTTCATATGATAATCATAGTTAAACTGTGCCTTAGGTGTTCTCATCTTTTTACCACCTACATAACGTTGCTGCACATAGTCATAGGTTTTACCTGTAGACTTTTTATAGTTCTGGAAGTCTTTCCACTTCTTACCTATAGCAGAACCTTTAGGTACCCAAGTCTTCTGTATGTAATCCCACTCTAATCCTTGGGACTCTTTATACTTCTGATACTGGTCCCAAGTAGGAACCTTATCCAGCTCAACCCATTGTTTATTAATTCTATCCCAGCCTAAACCTTTAGACTTCTTATACTCTACTAGGTCATCCCAAGTAGCTTCAGTTCCTAGCTTAACCCACTTACGAGTTATACTATCCCAAGCAAGTCCACGTCCACGCTGAAATTCTACAACCTCCTCCCATGTATCAAACCTTTTAAACTTATGTCCTTTACGTCTCTTCCAATGTTTGTGGAAGTGTCTACGTCTATGCCAACCGTCTCCGTATAAGTCTTTCCAGCTAGATGCTTTAGCAGTACCTAATGGTACCCACTGTCTAGTTGCGTAATCCCATTCAAGTCCATTACGCTCCCTCTGGAATTTCTTATACTCATTAAAGTTGTTTACTGTAGCTCTGCCTTTAGGCACATACGCATTACGTGCGTAGTCATATTCCAAACCATACGCTGCATAGAGCTTATTGGCTTCTTTATAGTTATGTGCTAATGCAGTTCCGCTAGGCACATACTTCTTAAGAATATAATCCCACTCCATACCTCTAGTACGCATGTACTCTGCAGCCTCACCGTAGCTGTGAGCTCTAGCAGTTCCAATAGGCACCCAAGTGTTAGTGAGATATTCCTTCTCATAACCTTGGGAGTGTTGCCACTTCTCATACTGCTTTCTATCAAAGATAGCTCCCGGTGCTTTTATATCTACAAAACTTCCAGATACAAAGTCATACCTTTTATTTTTATAGAGTTCTGCAAGAGCCTGTATGTCAGACCATTGTGCAGAGCTGTGTGCTGTTTTAAAGCTCACATTTCTAGTCACAGGATCTTTAGATAGATACGCAGGTATGAATGTTCCTGTGATAAAGTCAAAGACTAATCCGTGCTTCTTATACATATAAGCAGATAGTTCTTTAGCATCACGTGCTTTACATTCCGCTGTTGGTTTGATCTGACGAGTGTAGAAATCGTAGCTGTAACCATTAGCGTTCAGGAACATATCGAACTTATTATAATCACCTCCAAAGTCTATCTTTGAAAAAGCAAGAATAGTTGGGAGCTGTGCAAAGGATAGTGGTGACTTCAATAGTTGAGCAAAGGTATCGTTCCTAAACCTAGTGTAGGTTTTATCTATATACCTTAATTTATTCTCGTGCATAGGCAATATGGTTGAACCTATGAGAGGTAAGAAGTCACGCAGTCCGTTATTACCATAGCTCTGGTTAAATATACCTGCCTGTACTGTGCTCTTAAAGAAGCTAGTATCTTGTAACACATTCTGAAGAGGGCTGAAGAGGTCCTGCATACCCTGATTAATTGGATCAGATAAGAAGTTATACGCATCATAGAAAGACGGATTCAACTTCAACCACGCAGCCTGCCCTGGATTCCCAGCAGGGTTTGGTATTCTAGGGTTACCTGCCATAGCGTGATATAGGTAACTCATATCAACCCACTGTCCGTTCCTTGTTTTTTCGTAGTTATCATTAACAGCTTCTTTGAAGTTCTGTTGATTAATACGTAGCAAGTTATGAATAGAGTGTGCGTCTTTAGTCCATACGTTCATCCAGTAATCCAGATTTAACTTTGTGAAGTTAAAGAATGGGAACAGCATCTGTGCATACACAGCAGCTCTATCTTTAATATCATAGTTAAAGTGTGTCTTGGATATTCTAGAGAACGCCTCTATTTTACCTACACCTAACTCTTCCAGAGTGTACATGTGTGTTAGACGTGTAACCTGCTCTGTGTAAGCCATAGGTGTGAGTGCTGCTGAAATACCTTTACTAAAGAGATAATCTCCCATAGATTTAAAGGAGTCTAAATCTTTATCAGGCATCTTTAGGAAAGCACCTAGAGTTCCAAACACTCCCGGATTTCTAGCGGCAACTCCTTCTAGTTCAGGAATAGAGTGTGCTAGTGCTCTAGCTTGAATCTCTCCTGCCTGAGTACCACCAGATGCACCCTCTAACATAAATGCGTGCATACGTAGGAAGTTATTAGCATCCATACGCTCTGTAAGATGTCTAGGTAATATGCCTGCTTCAGCAAGATAGCCATAATACTTTTGAGCATCTGATACAGGGATGTTGAAATAGTAAGGTGTATCTATTATTCCTTTATCAACAAGCCTCTGCTGGGCTAAAGCGTGTGGAGTATTTATATTCTTTTTAATAAGCTGTCCTGTATTTAGGTCCTTCTTAATAGCAGCCATAATCTGATTGTAGTCAGATAAGTCTGCCATAGCCTGAAATCTAGCTCTGTGCACAATAGGAACACCTTCCCAACCTACATCTATATATGTCTTGATGGTTTCATCTATGTAGTTACGCATAGCTGTACCTAGCGTAGAGATGTAAAATGCCTTCATCATTGTTACATATCGATTCCACTTACGAGCTATAGGATTTGTTGGTGTGAAATTATTTACATGTCCATAGAGTGTTTCATAAACTACTCTAGGAATTAGCACAGCTTCTGCGTCCTTTGCCCTCTGTAAGTCTACAGAAGTCTTGATATCAAAGGCTTTAATCTGTACTGGGTTATACGCTCTATATTCTTCACCTAACCTTTCTAACTCTTTTAGATTATTTGTAGATTTAGCTTCTTTAATCTGACGCTCTAACTTACTTAAGTACTTTGCACTCTTGTCATCTGTACCCATAGCACAAACCACAAATGAATCTTCCAGTTGGTCTAACACTCTGAACCACTCTTTATCAGATAAATCAAAGTGATTTAGAGAGTTAAGGTCTCCATTACGTAGGAAGTACGCAGTAGTAGTATGACTATCCAGAGCTTGCTCTGCATTACGCTTTAGTAGTGTCTCAATAGTGAGTAATGGGTTAGTATAGAACTTAACGTCATTGATAGGTACTAGAGGTGCAAGTGTGAGATAAGAACCCGCACTTACAAAACCATCTATAGTCTGCATACCAAACTTATCTAAATCCATCATATTTTCTGGATCAAATACTTGACGCAACTGGTCTATCTTTTTAACATCTAATAGTCCATGTGTGTAGTCTCTAAAGCTATGTCTACTATACGCAGCTAAATTCTGTAGTGTTTCATAATACAAACTGAGTACAGAATCTGTAGCTAGTTTATCTAAATTATCTATACGTTTTGTGAATGTGTTTAAAAGCTCTGTAGGCATACTCTTACCTACAATGTTGTTTCTAGGTATGGTTCTACCTGTGTCAAGTAGATGTAACGCATCATCATCTAAATCACAGTTCTTATTTAGAGTAACAGCTATAGCCTGTTCTTTATCTAAATAACGCACCTGAAGATATTTACTGCTAGGGTGTGTCTCTGATAAGAGCTGGTCCACTAGCTTGATGTTGTCATCATCAGGAGAGAAACGTAGGAACATCATACCGTTAAAGTCAGGTGTGATTAGATGTTCTAGTATAGCGTCATCATTCTGTAACATATCCGACACAAGTGCTTTAACTCTAGTGTGGTGTACTTCTTCCCAAACATCTCTAATTTTATTTAGGTCAGCGTATAGATCAACAACACTTGTGCTTGCTGTAGTATCATTTAGAATATGCACTATCTGTTTTTTAAGCTCATTAACTGGTTGTAGTGCTACCGCCATAGTGTGCTTTGCTACAGAAGCTCCGCCTGTAATTCCAGATAGTCTTTCTGCAAACTCCTCAAACGCCTCTGTATCATACTTAACACGTTCTAATTCACTAGCTATCTCATACGCAGCCCCTTTAGACTCTCTAGTAAAGAACTCTAGCTCTTTTTCAAAGAGGTTGTAACCGTTGTGTCTGCGTGTGTCGTAGATGTAGTTGATTATATCTTTTGTGTTTTCTGTGAACTCGAAGTAAGTTAGAGGATTTACTCTAGCAATAATATCTCCATCTCCAAACAGTCTAGCACGCATACCAAACTTCTTACCCATAATAAGTTCTTCAAGTACAGCTATACGCTCTGTTAGAGGTAGTGACTCAAAGTTCTGGAGACTAAAGATATAACTTGTGTGTGCTAACTCTGGATCTTTAGCACAGTAATCAGCTAGTTCTCTCCATGCAATTATGGTATTTTCTGCGTGCTTCTCTAATGCAAATATATCGTCTGCATTGTATCTGATGTTATTCTGGATATTGCTTGCTAACTGTCTGTAAGTTTCTATAGCTCTGTAGTTGTTTAGGTTTTCTCCAAACCACTCTGTCATCTTTTGAGAAACTTTATTCTGCACAGCGAAGCTCTGGAAGTAGTCATAGCCACCATCAGCAACACCATTAATCCAACGAATAACATTGCTGGTCTGTCCTCCCGTCATAACATCAGCAGCCTCACGGAGTTCATCTGCTCTAGCTATAAACTCTTCTGGAGTTAATTTGAGTAGATCAACCTCTGGATTGCTGTCTAGGATATAGAACCAATTAGAGATAACGTGTTTGTATTTCTCTAGCTCTCCCGTCTTATACATAACCTCGTACTCAGCTCTAGTCAGGTTATTGTTCTCTAAACGCATAGCTAAATAACCTGCTTCCCACGAACGTTCATTAGTAGGAATAAGGTTGAATGTGTGCTCTACAATCAGGTTATCATCTTTCATATGGTTAATAGATTTAAGCATGAACTTCTGCTCACGCACTCCCTCTGCAGCAGAGTTTAAATCAATGTGTTTAGGTGTCTGACCAAACAGCGTGTCTAACGCAGATGCAGCAGGTACATACTTATTATGTGCTACAGCGGAGTCGAGACTTGTAGCTCTGTGTCCTAATCTCTGCAGTCCGCTGTAGAATCTATCATAGGTATCTATAAGTCTACTTGGATATGCGTGCTTGAATTTAGGAACGCCTGCATCATATACATTACTTAATAGTGTATTGTAGAGATTGCCTATAATATTTCTATCTTTATTAGAGATAAGTAGCCCGTGCTTTGCCTTGATATTAGAGAGTATATCTATATTCTGGGGTACATCTCTAAACAGCATTGAAATTTCAGGAGCGTTGTTAGCCATAACTACATTATCAAATCCATGGTTATTAAAACAACAGAGTATAATGTTGTGTAGGTCTATGGTATCTGTACCCTGCATTTCTCTCATAGTGTGCATGATGTTTTCAGCAAATATTTCACCCGCATTTTCTATAGGCTCCCCGTCATATCCGTAGAGCTTCTTAAATTCTGCTAGGTCAATAAATGCAGTATCAGGATGTACACCATTATCAATAACGCTGTTAGGTAGTTTGTTTAAAACTTCCTTATAACCTTTGCCTGCATCAGCATCTTCTAGGAGTGCTTTCATATATTTGTTAATACTCTCGCTAGTATAACGCTCTAGTAGTTCATCATAATGGAGCAGGTCGCAACGAGCAGCATCTAGTTTGTATAAACCCATACTAAACACATGGTTTGTATTACGCTTGGTATTCAAACCTAGTGTTTCTGTGTCGAATATAAATACATCTTTACCACTCTTTGCTTTTTCTACAAGCTCTCTAAAACTATTCGGGTCCTGTACTATATTAGTCAGAACTGTACGGTAAGTATCTATACCTGCAGTGTGTCCTACAGCTAGTCTATCTAGCACCTCTTTATCTATCTCATATGTTTTAGAGAGTTTAGATTTACTGAAAGAGTACAAGTCACCTATGGTTTTGTCTAGGTTGTAATTAGCTTTAGCGTACTGATAGTAGTGCTGTTCTATAACGTGATCTACAAAGTCAGGAGCTAGTAGCTCTGGTCTCCTCATAGCTTTATGTCCTAAATCACGAGCGTCAAAGAGAGCGTCTTTGTATATGGTATATAGTTCTGGGGATAGAACTGTTTCAGCTTCCTCAAGTGAAGATAAGAAAGCTGCGTTAGCTTTCTTCTTGTTAGCTATCTCATCTTTAAGTGCTGCAAGCTGTTCTAATAGAGTTGCTGTTTTGTAATCATCAGCCGCTCTATATGACTCTACAATTTTATCTAGAGCACCTGCTTGCATAAAGTTATCAAGCCTCTGCATGTAGTAATCAGCAGTAGTAAAGAGACCTTTCTGTGTTTTATACATGCGTTGTGCGGTTGCTTCTACTTGTGCTGCGTTAGCTTTAATAGCTCTAACAGTTGTATCTCGTTCTAAAGTTATATCTGTAAACTTTGCAGTCTCTCTAGCTTTAGTGAGCGTATGCTCAATATTAGCTAGATGATTAGCTAAAGGAGCACTCGCTGCAGCGTCTAATAAACGGAGCTGTGTAATTGTGTCAGATATACTCTCTGTAAGGAACACATCTAAATGACGCACAAAAGTAGCCATGTTACTATCTGCTTTGATGTTTAATAGCATGCACACTGTTTTCCAGTCCTTATTTATAAATGCATTTGTAAATTCTGTAATATCATTTACAAAGTGCTCCATCTTAATTGGCTCTACAGCTTTACCACCTAGTTTGGTATCAACTCTAAACCTAGAAGCCTCTGCAATATTATCTTCCATTGCCTTACGTTGTGCTGCTGTGTTCTTTTCTACAACACTAAACACTTCATCAGCAAACTGTTTGGTGTAATCTATAATAGCTTTATCTGCGATACGGTATTTATTAATTACATCAGACACATAAGGAAGTAGTGTGTCAATTAACACATCATCAGCAAGAACCTTATTTAGTATATCTCCACGTAACTCCGTAGCATTAATAGCTCCTGTTAGTACTTCTTTAATCATGTTGCGTTGTGCATCTAAAGTTAAAGGTACTTCTGAGGCGTGTGCATACTGTCTAGCACTATCTAGTATTTTATCTACGATATTGTGTCTTATATCTTTAAACTCAAGACTACGAGCTAGACTCTTATTATTCTGCACTAACTCATCAAGTACTTTTTCTCCTGCAACTCTATCGAGCTGTTCAGTAATGTTAGCTTTTATCTGTTCAGTAGAGTGTTCTATACTCTTACGCAGTGAAGCAACTGTATCTTTAGGTAGCACATTATTGGCACTATCAGTAACAGCATTGATAAAGTCATAGTGACTTATATCTGAAATACTAAGGTATGCTTCGCTATAGTTGTCTATAGTGTCTGCAATCTGGGGTGCTATATTATTTACTAGTTCTGTTTTAGCAGTAGCACTAATGTTGTGCTTGTCATAGCCCAGCACATCTAAAGTGTCATCTATAAAATCAGACAACGCTAATTGTAACTCTTTAAAGTCATACACTTTAATTGCACGCTCATTAATAAAATCTGCAACAAAATCAAGCAAAGGCTCTGTAATCTCCGCTTTAGTATCTGCAATATTTAATACTGTGTGCTCTCTGTTTAAATACTCTGCAGTATCTTTTAAAGACTCACGTACGCTGTTATCAACAGAACCTAGTCTTTCTGTAAACTCCTGTTTAACTTTAGATACTGTGTCTCCTATACTCTGGCGTAGAGCAACAGAAGACTCTAGTGTTTTAACACGCTCTGTCTTCGCAATTAATTCTTTGATTAACTGCTCTTGTTCCTTTTTAGCTCTAAACGCTAATTCACCTTTTGTATAAGAGCTATATCGCTTATTAGCAGTGTCAAACGCAGACGCAACACTCTGCTCTAAAGCTGTAGCATCTTTTTTAACGCTATGCTTAAACATAGCTTCCTGTATGCCTGTAGCTATACGTTTATTGTCCTGTTTGATTAGTTCATCTATTTGATTGATACCACCTGCTGTAGGCTGTTGTGCTACAACAGCTCTAGCTTCTCCACGCAGTATAAGTTTACGTTGTTCTAATCTTTCAGCAACAGCGTCTATGTTAGGATCCATAACATCTTCTATAGCGTCTTGTAGATACTCTGGAAGATATGGTTTTAATTCTTTTATAACATCTTCTGTGTGAGCTACCTGCATACTAGATAGTACTTCAACAGCGGGTTTAGTAGCATGGTCTTTGAGCGTACTCTCAATAGTATCCGCTTTATAGAACGTACTTGTTACTGATTTTGTACGCAGTTCTTCTTTTATTTTCTTAAACTTTTTAAAGAAATCAGGAACACTCATAGTATGCTCTGTTACTTTTTTAAGTTTATTAATACTAAAAGAAGTAGTCTTAATATCATTTCTAATTTTATTAAATAGGATATTAAACTCTTCCTGTGTTGCATCTGCTTTTAGAAGTGTACGTGTTTGCTCAATACGTTTAGATACTAAATCCTGTAAAGCTGTATCAGAATAATACACAGCATTGTGTGCTTGTTCTATATTATCTGTAAGCAACTGGTCTAGTGCTTTATAGTTGTCTACAGTCCTTACTTGTTCTTTAATAATGTTTATAAAATCAGATAGACTCCTAAAACTTCTATTAGCCTCAGTATGGTCTAATAGCTGTATTGTTCTATATATCTGATTTTCTCTAGCATCAATAAGAGTGCCTAGTGTAGCTCTCTTTGCATCATCAGAAACATATGTAAGTCCTTTACGGAAGTTGTTATTAGTCTCTAGTGTATTCTCTAGGAACTCATGTACAGATGTTATATCTGCAGCATCCTCATAAGATTCTTTTATAATCTTCATAGCTGTATCATAACCATCTTTAGACATAGCAACAGCGTGCTGAATATCATCTAGTGTTCCTATGAGTTTACTATCTCTAGCTGCAACAATTTCAGCTAAATCATCTGTATAACCGTATTGTCCATAACGTCTAGCTGCTACAATTTGTTTAGCTACTTCGTCCATAGCTTCTGTAGAAATCATATGTTTTTTAACGACAGGCTCTACTACACGGTCTACTTGTTTTGCTGATCTACGTCTAGTTGCTTCTAATAGTTCTTCACTTTTGAATATATCTGTATGCGTTGATTCTCTAAATGCCTTTGCTGCAGCAACAAACTTTTTAAGTTCAGTTGCCTTTAATTTTTTCACAGCAAATTTAGCACCTTTAACGGCACCTGTAAACATAGGAAACGCAGCTTTAGTAAGCATTGTATCTAAATTATCTATATGTTGTCCTGCAGCTTTAAACTTTTTATAGAACTCATAAGAGCGTGCTACGGAGTCAGACACCTTATGTGCCTTTACTGTATTTGAAACAAGTCCGCTAGTTCTATAACTGTCATAGATTGCACTAGCTAAATCTTCTTTAAACGCATTACGGAAACCTGCCTCATGTAGTACGTTAGCTATCCATGGTTTAGTAACCTGTTTCGGGTTAGTAATCATGGTGTTAATTAGCTGTCTCTTTGTACGGTTAGGTAGTAATGCTTTAGGTAGCGCATTGTCTAAAGCATCTGCAGTCATCTCTACACCTTTTAATCTGCCTAACGTTCTAGCATGTACTTCTCTTGCCTGACGTACTGTACCAAACTTATGTGTGTCAAAGACGCTGTGCAGACTCTCTTTAAATGTAAGTCCTTCATTTCTATTGAGCAGTCTAGCTCCACTTAAATAGCGTTCAGAAACAGTACGTAAACTACGCTCTGTAATTTCTGATTTAACACCGTGCTTAACTAACTGCTTTGTAACCATAGCTCCACCTTTAGCTATGAAGTTTAAAAAGAGTAAAGGGTCTGTTGCTATATCCATAAAGATACCTTTTTGAAAAGCGTACTTATCTCCTTTGGTCTTATAGTATTCTGTAAAGGAGAAGTCCTTACCCTCTGCAAAACCCTTGTATACGTCTTTGCGTATTTGAGCAGCACTCTTATGCTCCCTCTTACCTTGCATATACGCTGCAACACCTTGCTGTGGTCTATTGAGCAAGTCAGCACCAAATACTAACGCATTAGCTCCTAAACTAAACCCAACAGGTCTGTAGCTTATTGGGGCATAGTTTCCGAAGTATTTATTCTGTACATAGTCATTAGCAATCTTTGTAAGGTACTGGTCTATAACTCTGTCTCTATCTCCTCGTTCTAACCTTTTTACTGGAGTAAGTGACTCAAATGCAGAACGATTATATGTAGTTCCTCTGGATTGTAGATAGGATAGAATACCCTTCTTTGAAATATAAGGTAATCCTTTAGAGTCTCTAGCTAGTAGTCCGGTGTTGTAGCTAGGGTCAAACAGTTCAGAGAATACCTGTTCCCCAGTACCCTTAACTCTAAAGATTCTATCTTTAGGAATAAGTCCTGTCTTTTTATATTTATCTAACTGCGTTGTAGATATAGCTGTGATGTCTAGGCTTAACGCCTTTCCGTCATTATTAAAATAACTGTAAGTATCACCGCCAGTTTTACTACCCTTAATAACATAAGCATTTCCTTTATCATCTACTAAATAGTAGGACTCCTGTTTTCTTTTTAAACCGTAAAGCTCCTGCATCTTACCTTGTGCAAGCTGTGCTCTATCTTTATTCTCTGCTTTACGCCATGCATTAGTATAGAATGGACGCAGTATAAATTCTGCAAAAGTTCCAGCAGCTCCTGCTTTAATCTTTTGCATAGCTCTATCTTGCTGGGCTCTTTGCAGGTCATGTATCTTACGTCTAGTAGGATCCGAGAGCATACCTCTAGGGTCTGCATCAGTAGTAAATAAATCAAACAGTCCGCTGGTGAGCATACCTAATCGCTTACTTCCAAAACGGGATATATCAGAACGTCTATCTTTCCAGTCAGGAACCTGCTTCTCATACCATCTGAAAATAGGCTTCTTACGGAAAGCATAATCCTTTACTTTAAAATCTCTAGTTTTAATACTAGCTGGTTTAGGAGGGTCTTTAAATGTAGCGTGAGAGTTATGCTCTACATTAGTCATAAACCCTGTAGACTTTGTGATGTGATAGTTCTTTTGGAAATCATTTACAGCCTGGTTTGCTCTTTTAAAAGCAGGAGCACTAGCCTTAACAATAGGATTATCTGCTTTAAACTGATTGATAGCTTCAGTAGCTCTTTGGTTCGCAGCAGCAATAACCTCGTGCTTCTTCTTAATCTCTTTAGGAGTAGGAAGCACTTTAGTTGGAATCTTATCTGGAATAGGTTTTGGAATAGGCTTTTTATAAGTAATAGAAGAAGACCCCTTTTTCTTCGAGGTCTTCTTTGTAACATATTTATTTACATTAAAGTCTTCTAAAAACTTCATACTACCCTCCTATGAGGTGGAGCCTGAGGTATTGGTAGTTGTTTTTAGTTCACCATTTTTAGTGGTGTTCTTGGTGCTATAAGGAGATGTTGTGCTAATACCATTATTAGCTGTATTGCCCCACTCTCTAGCTTTAGTTGCTCCTGCAAAACTACCAGCCTGTCCACCCATGCTGTACAGTGCTGAACCTGCTGCTGCAACTCTAGCATTCTTCTCCTCGTTGAGTAGTGAGCCTAATGTACCTGCTGCTGTATTAGCTGTAGTCGTAGCTGTATTCTCATTTTCAGATAGAGTCTGTCTACGCTTTTCAGCAAGAGCCTGTAACTGCTGTAATGCAGAGGTCTGTTCTCCTGCACCCTGCTGTTGCTGGGTTAGCAGATTAGTGAGTATACTCGCATTAATCTGTCCTGCATTAGCACCAGATAAAGCAGACGTCTGTAGGTTTGCTCTAGCGTTCTGGATAGCTCTGTCTCTATTCTGGGCTTCCAGATTAGCTTGAGCTAGTAGGTTTGCCTGCCCCTCCATACGCTGAGTATCATAGGCTGCATTAGTTGCTGCGTTTAGGTTATTCAATATTGTATCTCTATCTGTGAGTATACCATAATCTCGATTACTAAACGAGCCTGTTTTAAACAAACTATTAACGTCTTCTAGCAAGGCTCTGTTGGTTGCTCTTACTTGTTCTGGATCATACGTAGCTTCAGAGCGTCCAGATTCAAACCTACCTTGTGCTGTAGAACGAGCTACTAAATCTGCAAGCTGTTGTATAAACTCTGGAGTTATATTAGAAGTTGCAGAGCTTGTATTCTCGTTGGTCTGCGGAGACTGTACCTGTGTTTGTGTAGTATTACTTGTAGCCACTACTTAACCTCCTTTCTTATACTGTTGGCAATAACTTTAAGGGGTTGTGCTGTGGCTAGTTTGTACAAGGCATCTCCTGTACCGTTGCCTTTTAACCCTTTGTATGCTTCATGCAAACTATCTAAATCAGTAAGCTCCTCACTTGTGATGTATGACTGATTTATAATACGTTCACACTCAACAAACAGCCTATAGCGTAGTAGGGCTAATACACCTTTTTTAAGTGCACTAAACATTATTGCATATGTGACTATAAAGGTGCACAGCCCTCCTACAGTAAAGGTGATCACCTGTGATATGATGTGGTTCATTATTTAAACTCCTTTAAAAATATGACCAACCAAACACACCAACTTCAATACCCACTTGTGCGTTTAGCATTATAAAAGTAATTCCGTCTAATAAAGCGTTCATTATACTACCTCATATATCTTGTATTACCTTGCCAGATACACACCCAGCCTGATGGTATCCTAGCCCAGTTACCTCGTACTTCTAGAATAGTTATTCTAGTGCCTGCACGTAACAGAGCATAGAGTCCTACAGCACTGTGCTTCCTGCCGTCTGGTGTTAGTTCTGCACGCTTCTTAACGCTATAGTTCGTTCCTGGACCCGTGCGTACACGCATGTCTGCAGTTAGTGTGTATGTGCCTCCTGCAACTACAGTTGTTCCCGGAACAGACGTAGCTCCACCTACTTTAACTAGGTAGTCCATACAGATCCAACCACCTGCTTTAGGTGCGTATCCCCAGTTACCTGCAACCTGTGTGATAGTAACTGTTGTTCCGTTTGCAAGACCACCCACTCTAGCATAGCTTGTTCCTGCTCCACCTCTAACGTTTAATCCTATTGGAGAGTTTACTTTGTAAACCACACTACCAATAGATTGAGGGGCAGGAGGTGCTGGGTTACTAGCAGGAGGTTGTACTAGAGTAGAGTCATTAGCATCTACTACACAAGACCAAAGTGTAGGAATAAGTCCCTGCATGTGGTCTTCATATGTGTACCAACCATCATGACCTCTACCGCCTGAGTCTGAAATGTAAAGATAATGCTTACCGTTTTTGTACTCATAGCCTTTAACTACTGCTACGAAATGTCCACCCATGGTCCATGTAATGCCACCTCTAGTTCCTGCTCGGAATAGGATAACACCCCATCTATTTCCTTTAGCCATTTCATTAAAGAAAGGTTGCATAGACGAGTGCTGTGTTGCTGGACAACCATAAGCATCTAGTGCTGCTTTAATTCCAGACCAGTAAGTTCCATTACCGTTAGATGCGTACCCATGAGATGTAAGCCAGTCAGCTACATGGACTGGTGTAACATCACTATGTTTAGCACTAACTATATTAGCTATAGCCGTAGGACCACAGCCTGATTCAGCCATAGTCCTACCAGCATATGCTTTACGTGACCACTTTGGATCATATTGATTATACCACATGCTACCCATTCATCTTCTCTCCTATATTAATTTCTTCTTCAGGAAGTGGTTCTGCGAACTGTGCCTCTAGTGTAGGGAGTCCTGCACTAGGCTTGTTATATGACATTGCTAGTTTGCTATCATTAGTACCAGCAGTTGTAGGGTCTGTAATGATACCTATAATTGCTAGTATATCTAATAGCATTGTTATAAGGTGCATGATTGCATCCTGTGGTGCTCTAGGAATAATCCCAAAGGTAGCTAGTATTGTGTAAATAAATGACAGCACCTGTGGGATAAAGCATATAAGCCACGCTCTATTCCTAAACCTAACTTTCCAATTAATTCTCATAATTATCTCCTTTCTGTTTTAGCCCTGTGTAGTCCCTACGTACACAAGCGTTGCACTAAGCTCTACCGTGAAACCTTCAAGTGCTTCAGGTACATTTAATAATGTTACCTGTATTTTTGCATTTCCTTCAACTTCAAATACGCGGAATCCAATAGATACAGGTCCCCACGTTGTAGGCACTATTATAGACTCATTATCTAACTGTAGTAGCCCTGTAACAGTAATAATATGTTCTTTGTGTATTTCTACAATCTCTCCGCTATTAGTGTAAAACGTGAGTGCAGGCTGTACTTTGCTTCCAAAGTCAATGGTTGCAGCTGCAGTTGCATACTTTAGATTTGCGACATTACCGAGCTTTTGCTCTAATTGAGTTATTTGCTGTATAGCAGGGTCTACAAGAGTTTGGATGGTTTCATACATTTCACTTACAGCAGTCTGCAGCGTCTCACTACTAACAAACTTGGAGTTTAAATCTTGTATCATACGGTACACGTTGGTACTATTTAATACATTCCAAGTGTTGTTTTTAAAGATATAGTAGTATGTGTCTATTCTTTTAGGGTCATCAATACCCAGAGAGTTAAGTATAGCTAAATCACCAGTTTTTGAATTAGACATTAGCGTAGGATTAAACAGATCTTCATATTCAGAGAACTCTCCTGCAAATCTGACCCCGTTAGTAGTCCCACCTGTTCCAGCAGGTCCAGCAGGTCCCATAGGTCCTACTGGTCCTTGTTCACCTCGTTCACCTTTGTCACCCCTGTCTCCTTTAGGTCCAACAGGTCCTATAGGTCCTCGTTCTCCAGTATCTCCTTTAGGTCCAGCAAGTCCCGGAATACCAGGAAGCCCTTGATTACCTACAGGTCCTTGAGGTCCTTGAGGTCCTTGAGGTCCTGCTGGTCCACGCTCTCCTTGAGGTCCTGCTGGTCCTGTGTTTCCTTTAGGTCCTTTTACTAGCCCATGAAACTTTCTTCCGAATGTTGTTGTTAGTGTGATGTTTCCATCATCATCTAGTACAACATCTTCTAGGCTGTCACACGCAACTATAGCTAGTGGTGATTTAAGATTAAATGCAATAGTGTCTGCGTTGTGCTGTTCCTTATACCTGCGTTTTAATTCTTCTAACTTACTCATTATTCAACCTCCAATTCATAAGTTATAAAAGCTGTGATAGGCTGAAAAGTATCTGCATACTTTTTAAAGGCATTTAACTTTGTAATTGCAAGCTCTATTGGAGCTAAACTATTTAGATATACTGAGCATAGTGTTGTGATATCTGTAGTATTTTCATCAGGAGTTAGTGCTATTGTCTCTCCTGTAATACTACGCAAATACGCATTTATCCTTTTTATTTTAAGACCACTACCGTTGATAAGTACTCCTACAGGAATACTGAAGTGTACTGTATCTTTATCTAACACTAGCGTTACTGCTCCATATAAATTACCTGCTACTATATCTCCTTTGCTAACAATTAGTTTTTTAGAGTTAAGCCCCTGATGTCCTATGAGTCTATTATACACATGGAAATCTTTAGATGCTATACCTGAGTTCTCAACAGGAACTCCGACACCTACACCTTTTTTAACTGTATCTATAACTACTGTTTTATCTATAGACGTAGCACTCAGTACATCCAGAGTATATGTGTTAAAGCTATCCTCAATAGTTAAAATTATTTTAGCAAAGCCCTGTATAGGCTGTGGGATTGTGCGTTCAATAGTTGTAACGCCATCCTGCGTACTAATGTGCTCTGGTGCAAGTTCTACATTATTTGTACCTCCAGCGTGTGTTACACGCATGTAGTATTTAGAAGGATTCTTACCTAATACATTATCAACAGCGATTGCTATTTTAGCATGAATATAATCCCCACCTGCAATTTCTTCAGTACCTGTTTCTGTGTTAGTTCTCCACATTTTACTGCTTATAACTTCTGGAGCTTTATAATCTAGTACGTTATCCAGAGTAACAGATGTAGTTGTTGTCATACCTCTACTATCTGTAACTACAGCAGTAATAACAGGATGCATACTTGTTATAGCTTCTGTAGTTATTACTGCTGTAGTTTCGTTCTGCAAGTTGTATATCTGGTTATCTATAGTTATAGTTCCATTGATAAATGTAGCTCCATAGGAGAATGTAGGTAACAGATTTATGTACAGTTTAGAAATACCCCTGATGTAGTTGTTTCTAAATTTTCCATAAAGAGCAGGATTCTCTGCTTCATACTGTATTGATACAACAGGAGCCATACTACTAATAGTTGCTACGTTTAGTATGTTCCCGTAATCTGTACTGCCTATATCTGTTCCATTGTAATAAGTAGTCATATACAGTTGGAAGCTAGTATCTGTGCCTGTAACAAATCTAGCGTACTCTTCTGGAATAGTCCAAGTATGTACGCCTTCTTTTACGTTATCTAAAATAACTCTCCAGTCTAGGGTCCCTATTTTACCTATCCAAACCTTGTGTGTAAACGCAGGGTTCTTACTGGTAATTCTAAACTGTATCTCGTCTCCGAAACTAACGCTAGAATTTACGATTGATAGTTCAGACTTTCTATAAAGAGTTGTGAGGTTTAGAGATGCACTAGCAGTTAGTGTTCCTACGGACACACCTGTAGCGAAAGATGCCGAGGCTGCAAGTGTCTTTGTACCGTCGTCCCAATGTGGTACAACAACATTAGCTAACGTGTATAGTGTCTGCCAAGATGTTGATTTTGAAAATGTAGATGTAAACGAGTATTTACTACCATTAAACCAGAGGTTACCATTGCATTGATAGTTACTCCAAGACTTACCTTGACTGGCAAGCTGTACTACTGCAGTACACGTTGATGTGTTATTTGCAATATTATAGGAGTTCTCTGTTAATAGTATTCTTAATTGTACTCCAGCCATATCTTAATCCTCCGCTGTTTTAATTTCTAAAATGCCTGTGCCTGCGTTCTTTAGAACTATATCTCCTATACGCAGCTCATCCAGTATGTGCAATTTATGCACACGCACTACGCCAGTACTTGTTACCTTTAAGTAAGGCACTCCTTTATAACTTACTATGAAATCTTCGTTACTGCACTTTATTTTAAAGTGCACGCTATTACCTAGCGTAACTCCTGATTCATCATAAGATAAATGTTTGTTCAATTCTAGCAACATCTTCTGGAAGTTATATAAGAAGTTCTGTACAAACTGTACGGAGTTCCTATAGTTTGCGTCTAGCTGTGCATATGTTCCTCGGAGTTGTGTAGTTATATCCTGAATCTGTTTTACTAAAGAGTCTTTGCTAACGTACTCTGTGTTTAACCTTTCAGATATGACTTTTAAAACCTCAGTCTGCATCTCAACTGCGTGTTCTTCCTGTATAGTTGAGAACCTTGCTGTACCATCTGGATCTACAATAGAGTTCCCATTAACAAGTACATCTGTAATTTTACCAGAAGCACCCGTATCTCCTTTAGGTCCTTTAAGAGACGGAGATTTAATAACCTTACCGTTAGATAAGGTTATAACCATCTCCCCATCTTCTGTAACTGCAATCTGCTTAACACCAACTTGTACTACTGCAGCTTGCTCTAATTTAAATATTAAAGTACGTTTAGCCATTAGTGCCCCTCCACAAGTATGTCTTTGACTGCCTGACTAGCATAGTTAGTATGCTTCTGTACTCCATTCTTAAATTTAATTAAGCATTGGAATACTAAAGCACGGTCAGGACGCAGACAATCCGTATCTTCTTTTGTGAGTGCAATATACCACGTGCCGTCTGTGTCTATGTCTTCAGGAAGTACTTTTGTTGTTTTCCACCACGTAGCGTCTTCTTGTGTATAGCTAACTTCTATGTACTCTATCTCTGCAAGAATCTCTGGAGTAGCTTTATCCAGCTTTGCCTGTAGAACTACATCATCAGCTCTATAAAAAGAATTTCTCATTAGTTCACCTACCTTAAATACATTATGCGATATACCCAGATAAAGTTTATAAGCTCAAACTCTTTCTGGTTTTTAGATGCGAATAAAAATCTAGGAGCGTACCCTTTGCCTGAAATACCTGTACGTATCTTCCAGAGCTGTACTGTAGGTATAGTCTCTTGATTAATAGTAAAGTTATTAGACAGGTGAGGTGCAACCTCAGTAAGTCCGGGAACTTTATCTAAATAAACAACCATAGCTCCTGTATTTGGATCGTAAGTTGTAGACTCTAGGTATTTAAACATAGGGTATCTATCAACACCGTCTAATAGAAACTCTAAATTAAATGTGAGATTTTCTTCTGTACGGTTATGTACAAAGAGCTGTAACTCTCTAAATCTCTTTTGAGATTCTAGTAGATAGTCATGCTGTCCTGAATCTATGAGCTGATAGTTCAGGTATGTCGCAGGATATTCATTTTCCCAAGACGCAGCTAAGTTGTCTTTAACGCCTGTTCTAGGTACGCTATATAACTTGTAGAACTTCTCGTTATTACCTGTTTGTTCAGGAACGAGTCCTACTAAATCTGTCTTCTTTGTAGCGTCCGCAGTATAAGGCACTAGAGCGGTTGCACATTCATACGTGTACGCTCTCCAGTATCTAATAACTGTGTTATATAGTAACTCTAGTGTTAAGTAACGTAGCTGGTCTTTATACGCCACTTGTAGCATATACACATTATGTACGTCCTCATAATCTAGGTAGCAGTACGCATCTACTATTTTTATTTCAGCATCTCTAAAGTCTATCTTTAAATCAGCCCCATATCTACCGTAGGTGCTGGATAATATATCCCTAACACTTTTATTAAAGTCTTCAAAGAGTACATCTAAACTCCTAGATACAGGAGCTAAAGTAAGCTCACCTGTAGAACTCTGGGTTTTAGGTACTACCATGAAGTAGTTGTCAGCAGATTTAAAGTACACCATGTTCTTAACTACCTGTATGAATCTAATATCATAGTCCGATATATTAAGGTTACCCTGCACAAGCGTTTTAACCCAGCCCGCTTTATCTACGTTTTTAGTTAAACGCCAAAGCTGTGTTTCTGTAAAGACTAACAGATCAGATAGATACGGAGTAACATACCTGATGTCCTCTTCAAAGATATCTGTATTATTAGGGTATGGGAAAAACTCTGGCTCATTAAATGCACTGATGAAGAGGATGTTGCGTCCCTTCTCTGGAGCATAACAAACTAAAGAACCTGCCCAATAACTCATACCTTTGCATGTAGCTAATGTGTAGTTCTCAAACTTCATACCTCTTGTAGAGTCCTCTGTGTTGCTAGAGAAGTTGAAGCTGTGTTCTATACGCTGTGTAACAGGCACGTCTCTAACTATCTCAGCCTGATTTACAGGAATGTACTTTTTATCTACGATACTGTAATACCATTTAGCAGAGCCCCCTGTATTATCAGGCTTCTGATATATTACAGAAGTCTTTCCTGGTAGAGCAGAGTTAGGCTCTTTATCTATAGTCGTGCAGAGATACATGTCTAGTTCTACAAATAGAGTTGTATGAGGTACTGCTACAGAGTAAGTTAGTGGTTGTAGGTTTCCTGATGTAGGTACATCAAGGGTGCCTACCTTTACTATCTGGTAGTTGTCATTGTCTGCAGTACGAGTACGCCAGATGTAATAATACTTACCTGGAGCGGCTTCATAGAACGCTCTGAACTTAACATACTCATTAACTCTAGGGTCAAATTTAATTTGTCCTGTGTCTACATCATATGGAAGAACACCATTGAATATAAAACGATCAGTTCCAGATATACGCTTATCAACAAACGAGTATGGATTATCTAAAAGCATATTGTAACCATACATTGCTGCTTCTGCTGCGTTAAGTTTCCTAGGTTCTAGTTCTGTTATAGGACTGTCCGCTAACTCATCTGGATTTTTAATTATTGTAAATCCGTGTGGAGCAGGGAGATAGTAGTCTCCATGGTAAGCTGTAGCACCTATAGGTGTGCTAAATGTAGAGCTGATGCAAGGGATATTATGTACAAAGTCTGAAACCCCTGCAATTACTGGCGTTGTGAGTTCTCGTTTATGCTCAACACCACTATGGTCTGTTCTAACATATAGCGTCTTCTGTCCATCGTATATGATCGAGTGCTCTGCGTTTATAGACTTACTGTACTTTAATACACTAGGTGTTGTGTTCTCACTAAAAGGAAGTAGTCCTGTGTTATTAAACAGTGCTTGCTCAAAGTGTAACCCACGCCTAGGTATAAGCACCTTACGGTCATTAGACAAATCAAAATTAACTAACTGTCTAGATTGACCTTCATCTATAGGAGCGTCACTATACTTCATTCCTCCTGTAAATACATTCTCAAGAGTGTATGTCCTACGCCCTCTTTCATATGTTTTATACTGTCCTGTTCTTGCCATTAGAACCACCACCCTGTAAGTATAGGCTCAATCTGAAGCTCACTTAAATCCTCGAAGTTAGTATCTACTGCTGCAACGTGGTCTACTCTAAATTCAGCAGGAACTTCTCGTAAGTAATCTCGTAGCATAACAAACAGAGCATCCTTATACTCTATGCCATACTGGTTAGCAGTAGGGATACCTTCCTCGTCCTGAGTATAAAACTTATACGCAGCTCCTTTGATTACTACTTCTCTAATGTACTTATCAGGGAAATAATCATACTCAACATCTGTATCTGTAGGATTATCTACAACCTCACTAAATACAGGGAAGCACGCTGATAGCTGGTCATTAATCTCATCTACAACAGCATCAAGAAATTGCTCTAACTTACTGTAAGGATACAGCTCATCCCCAAGCAATCTATTAACTTGTAATATTATTTTATTTACGTTCATATATAACTCCTTAAATAAAAAGAGGGACAACTTAATGTCCCTTCTTTAGCTGCGTTATACAAGCTCTAGTTCACCCGGAGTGCTTTCTACATTACCAGAAATATTACTCATAATATCTGTCTTGTAATCAAGCTGATCTGCGAGAACACGTCTGTTGTTAATCTCATCAGCAAATGTAGCAGGGACTCTCTGAAGAGAACCATCTACAGGGAACATGATTGTAATACCATTGATTGTAACAGGCATTACGTTTCCAAAGCGTCCTCTGTATGCTGGTGATAGGTAAATATCCACCAGCTCCTCTTCCATGTACTCTTTGTACACCTCTGCCTTCTGCTTCTGTGCATCAATCAGATTAGGTGCTGCTGCATCCTCCAGAGACTTCTTTGTGCTGTCTGCTTCTGCAAGTGCTTTAGCTACAGCGTCCTGAACTAGTTTATTTACTTCCTCTGCTGAAACCATAGCAGGCTCCTGATTGTCAGGAGCTTCTGCTGTGATTTCGGAGGTAACGACATCTTTCTTTGCCATTAGTTACTCCTCTCTATACTATAGTACGTTTACCTGTGTTGGTACGCAGATGTAGTCTACTACAGCTTCGAGTCTTACGGTTCCAAAACCTACAGAGTTGATCTTGAATCCAATGGACTGTCTCTGGTCGATAGGATCCAGAACACCTGTGGAGCCTAGTGGCTTGGTGTAAACCTTGGTGTTTCCTTCGCCTGCAAGACCTGTTCTGATAAGAGCGTCCTTACCGAGCACAAGAATGTGCTGTGCCTTGAACTCTCTCCAGTCATTGTTACTGCCTCCAGTGTACTTGGATGGGTCCCAAGTTACGTGATTAGGAATCCAAGAAGCATCCTGCTTCGTTCTAGCATCCTTTACGTAACCTGTCTCCTTCTTGTACACAGCAGTGTTTGTGCTAGGAATAGAGTCGTACTGATATGAAGCTCCGTTCTTCCTAAATACACGTAAGTTGAGAACTCCGTTCTTCATGTACTCTCCTGATGTAGGAACAGCCATAGTCTCGTAAAACTCCATGTCGAATAGAGGAACGAGCTTTGTATCAGAGTACATTGTAGCTGTAGTCTGATTAATCTTCATGTACTGCTCTACTGTAGGATCTGAGATCATATCGAAGTAGAACTCTGGAGAGCCAATAACGTGGAATCTTCCGTTTGTTCTTGGCTTTACGAGTGCCTTCTTCATCTGAAGTACAATCATACGTAGGTCTGTAAGATTTGGTACAGACGCTACTGTTAGTGCCTCGAAGTCCTTTGCTGCCTTTGCGTACTGCTTCTGTGCTGTTGCAAGAAGAGTTTCTCTAGCAAGCATATCAAGAGTTTCAATAGCTACGATAGCGTATTGTCTAGTGTAGTGTGCAACTACTGGGTCTACTACAGCGAAATTAACTTTATCGGTAAACTCCCACATTTACCTTTTGTATTGTGGACTGTACCTTACTCCGTAGAGTGTATAGCATGCAGTCTCTGCAACTTATTCAGAGTATCTGATTTTAAATCCGTGAATATAATGTCTTCTCTTTTTTAGGTAGTGCCTTATTGTATTTATAGGAGTTCCTGTTTCCTCTGAGATAAACCTTGCAGCTTCTACAAAGCTTTGATAAAGCTTTTCATCTACATAAACAGGTTTACCACACCTTTCCTGATTAGCTCGGCTTATGTTGTCAGTAAAAGGTTTAACTGAGTTCTCTTTATGTGTGAGGTATCTGAGGTTCCCGTAATGATTATTAGCTCTGTTACGGTCTATATGGTCTACCTCTTTACCCTCAGGGCATTTACCTATGTAACATTCTGCAACTAATCTATGCACTTTTTTGATAACGTGTTTACCATTTATTCTAAGGTTTACACAAACATAACCGTCTTTATCAAAGTGTGTCTTTAGTTGCCTCTTGGATTTAACGTTCCTTATAATTCTTCCATCTCCTGTAATTTCATACAGAAATTTAGTTGATGGAATTACTCTGAACTTCGCCTCATGATTTGTACCCATCCCATGATACCTTTCTAAATATTTTTTACTTACATCCCGCCGGAGCAGAACTGTTTAGAAAAGCCCTCTTGCGAGGTCGGCTATAACTTAAACGCATTCAGCGTTTCAATACACAGAGTTATGCGACTCGGATGTATCTACCGTACTGCTTTGCAGTAAGTTCGTATTTCTCTACTGAACCCTTATCAGAAACAGGAGGAACTCCTTCCTGAAGTGGTGTGGTGTGAGCCTGAAGTGGTGCCCATCTGCGTAGTGTTAGCTTGTCTGCCTTTTCCTGAATAGGTGTCTCATCTGCGTATCTATAGTACACATAGTTGTCAGCATCCATCTGGATAGTATCAAGCACCTGCTTCGAGTAGAAGATTTCAGGGTTGGTCAGATTCGTCTGTCCGTTTGCAAGGTCAATCATTCGGTTAAGGTTAGCCTGTGAATTGCTTGCGTTCAAGTATAGTGCTCCGTTTGCCATAATACTTTCTCCTTAAATAATTATAGTGTTAAGTTATTTAGTGCTCTCTCGAAATCCTTTACGCTATTTATTTCAGCTCCGTTTTCTGGAGCTTTGCTTGTAGAGTTGTTAGGAGTACTAGCCTGCGTTGCAGCCTTATCCCTACGCTCTAACTCTGCATTAACTTTAGCTTCAACCTGTGCTGCAACAACCCTATCAAAGTTACGCTTAACGTATTCTGTTGCTAGGTCTACAGCTTGGTGCATAGGATCAATTCCGTCCTGTGCTAGATTTGAGAGGAACTCTGTTAGTTCTTCCTGCGAAGCACCGTACTGCTGCTTGATAGCAAGAAGACCATTTCTAGCTTCAGCGTGATATCTCTCTGCTTCACGTTCCTTGTTCTGATTCTCCAGATAGTTAAGTCTCTCTAGAAACTCTGTAGGAATGTTTGTCTGCTTTGACTGAGCTTCTAGTATAGCCTGATTCATGGCTGTCTTTAGCTCGTCCGCTGACATCTGTGCAGGGTCTAATCCGATAACTGAAGCAATGCTGTTTACAATACCCGTGAGTTCTTTGTTCTTAATACGCATAGAAGCAAATGCTTTGTTTGCGTCTTTAGGATCATCTCCAAGTAGTGCATCAACATCAGGGTCGTCTCCAGATGTATTCTGTGGTTCAGGTTCCTGTCCTTCTGTAGAACCTTCAGGTTCCTGTGGTTCTGCAGGGTCTGGTTCCTGTCCGCTAGGTGCTGGATCACCTTCTGGGGGTGCAGTTGAGCCAAGGGAATCTACGAAAGCCTGCTCTTCTGCGGATAGTGTCTGGTTGTTATCTTCCATCTGTTGTATATACTCCTTTCGCTACAACGATTACGTGGAGAGCAAATAACCTACTCACTAATTTAAGGCTAGTGGAAACCAATATACTTGCTGCAATAATGATATAAAAAAAGTAGCCTAGTGTCAACTAGACTACTTGTAAGGAAGATAAAATAGTTAATCACAACTATCCTATATCTCAACCCCTCCAGTTAAATTATCTGGAGAGAGTGAGGTCTGGGGTGTTAGTGCAGTGTTCTCTTCTAATGGTGTTGGCTGTCCTTGCTTCCTATTCATAACTCCTTGTGCAGTCTGAAGTAGTGCATCTTCAGGAGCCATACCCTGATCAATCATTTCTCCATATTCATAGATACTCTGTGCAGTTTCTTCTAGGATAGAAGTTTCTCTCTGAATACCCATACGCTCTAGGAGCTGTTCCTTATAAGGTACGTCCTGATACATCAGCCACTCTTCTGCAGTGATTAAATCTACCTGCATGTTAGCTTCCTGATATTGCATCTGTTTTTCCATGAGCGTGTTAGCCCACGCCATAACTCTCTGCTTATTCTTTGGAAGCTCTGAACTAATCTGAATGTTATAGTTCAATGCAACTGAATCTGGAATCTCTGGGAAGTCTATGGTTAGCTCTACATACTCATTAGTTCCTTTTTCTTTTGTAATATAAGTTCTAGCTGGAGAGAACTCAATCATATTACGCAGAACTAAATCAGTTAGCTGTTTAGCATAACGCTCAAACAACATAATCTTCGGAGTGTCTACGAGTGTAACTCTATTAAGCATTTCCTCGGTTCCACCTGTAGTAATAATACTTCCAGTATCTCTACCTGTGTATCTACCATCAACTCCTGAAACGTCCTGAATGTCTTTAGCTAAATTCATAAGTTCCTTATCTAGAGTGTTAGATACAGTAGGGAACTGGTGGTAGTGTACCGCTTTAGAAGCATCCCCATTTACAATAAATGTTCTGTCTGCCTCATCTCCGTGTTTAGCAAATGCCTGAACATTAAGTCCTGACTGTGTGCTTACGAATTTAGGAGGTCTCTGGTTCTTATACTCCGCAGTAAGTGCTACAGAGTTAAGTGTGTTATAAGCTACAGAGTTTGCAAATATCTTTGCTGGCTCTGACGTACCTATAAGACCTGCACTAGGTAAGTTGCAGTAAAGAATTGCAAATGGGAATTTACTTGGTCTAATGTTCTCCTTCTTATGTAGGAGATATTCATTATCTAAAATGTGGTACTCATTAATCTTACCGTCGTCCTGCTTAACCCAGTAAATCAAAAGTGCGTGGTGATTTTCCCCGCCAGTCTTAACTGGTCCTGAAATGTACTCAGGTTTGCTAAAGGTTGTTGCTACGTCGTCTTTACCTGCGTACTTATTAAACGCTTCCTTATATAGTGGGTGTGCTTTAAAGTAATACTTGTCATACACCTCAACAATAGCACACCACTTCGCAGAGTCTAAATCAGTTGCGTAAGGGTCTCGTCTAAAGTTGATGGGGTCAATGTTCTTAAAGGCAACTTTACCTTTACGTTTACCTTCTTTAAAACTATCATCCCAACCTACTTGTGTAATTCCCATGTTGGTTAGTGCTGCACGCTCTCCTGCTAGGAACTGATAGTACCCTACGCTGTCTGTATCCCAGATGTGCTCTAGTGCTACGTTAATGTGCGTGATAGCTTCCTTATCTAATTCAGATGTAAAGGTCAGCTCCGCACTCTTTGTTGTTGTGTAGAGTGAAGCTAGGATATTATTCTTAATGTAGCTAACCCAGTTAGAGTCTGGAAGCACCTGAAAGTTTGGGAACTTTGCTTTAAGTGCTCTCCACATATCTCCGTTGTCGGTTGCGTCTAAAAGCTGAATCTTTTTAATAGCTCTGCTATATAGCGGTGCACATCTCTCCCAATAACCTCTACACTCTCTGACTACTTTGTTGTCAGCTTCACGCTCTTCACGCTTCTTATCTTCTGCTTTGCTCATGCTCATCTCCTAACATAATGTCGTTAATAGCCTCAATAAGTCCTTCAAACTCTGGCTTATCTTCATTGAGCTTGTCATTAGCTTCTTCTGTTTCAGGCTCAACTTTATTTATAGGTTCTAACGTGTACATCTTCTGTGGTTGCTTCTGTGCTTCCTCTGATGCCTTAGTTACCCTATCTAGTATGTGACATGTCCTAGCCAAATGTAAACTAACAGTAGCTAACATAACAAGCCCTATCAATAAGCACATAGCAATGATAATTAATATAATAGTGTCTGCATAAATCATGTCTCCTCCTTATTAGCTGGCGTTAATACCACTCCGTTATTTCAAACGGTGTTTCTTTTACAAGAGTATTATACTCTAAATCCTCGTCGTCCGTAAGTGCGTAAAAAGCAACCTTATCTTCGTCACTTGCACTTGCAGTGTCTAACCTATTCCCTGTTTTAGCGTACACTCCATTTATTAAATTCTGGGGGTCGCTAGGTAGCTCCATAGTAATCCACTCCAATGCGTTAATGGCGTGGTTGTTTTTATCTATAGGCTTGTTAGTAAATCCGAACTCTGCTCCTGCGTCCTTTTGGAACCTGTATTTAGATAACTCCTCTCGTAAGTCTACACAAGAGTTAAACATCTCCAGCTTCCCAGATTCTATGTAAGTGTTAAGCCTAAACATTCTAGCCTCAACATTTACTGTTCCTGGCTGAAATGCTATTCCGTAATCTAGGAAGTGGTCTGCTAAAGACTTCTTCTCATAATCTCGTTTAGGTCCAGACTTCGGGTCAATGATAGGCGGGATCCACATTCCTCCCATAGGTATATCTCTACACTCGTGGTGGAAAAGCATAGCCAGTTCTTCTACGTTCTTGTCATTAATCCTGACCTCTTTGTAGATGACTGCTTTGTTGTGCTCCATATCTACAGCACAGAATAAGAAAACAGATGGGTCTACAAGTCCGTAGTCAAATGCTATAACTCTTTTCCACTGCGGTGGAATGTCGTAGTCATCTACAAAACACTTTGCGTAGTTTGGATATACAAGCCCCTCTGCGTAAAGGAAACTTCCGTAGATAAATCTATTAACCCACCACAGAGGTTTGTTCTTTGTGTTCTGCTCTATAAAGTCTGCAGGTAGAAACTCGTTAGCTGATGTCGCAGTTATGTGCGTAGAAATCATAGGGTCTCTTCTGGACTCTTCTATGTGAATCTCGTCCAGAACATCCCCGTGCTTATAAATCTCCTCGGAGTTTAGAAGCACCTCGTCTCTAATCCATCCTGCGTCTGGGTTACTCTCAATAATCCCCTCTAGCCACTCCTGCTCAATTACAGGAATCTTCGCTCCGTTCTTGGCTTTTCTAAAGAGTAGTGACCCGTCCTCGTCCTTCTTCTGAAGCATAGCTGCCTTATTTCTAAGTCTAGTCTTTAGCTGCGTGAAACTGGCTTGCTTAACTTCAGACGCCTCCAGAATTACAAACAAATCTACATTATAAGAACGCAGTTTATCAGGGTCGTCAAAAGGTCTAAATAGAAGTCTGTACCCGTTCTTAAACTCGTAGTAGTTCTTCTGGGTACTAACCTTTGCTATAAACGCTTTAGGTATATCTGCTTCTATTTCCCTTTTAATTGTCTGCTCGTACTGTGAGCTTACGTTAGCTCCAATAACTCCAGTCCCGTTAGGAGTTAAGAAGATGTGTTTATAAATCTCCTGTCTGGAGGTTAAAGTTTTACCACTACCGTACCCTCCAAAGTTAGCTTTAAACCTGTGCCCGTCCTCGTGGAACTCGAACTGGTGTGCCTGAGGCATATACGTGTTTAGATACGTATTGCACTTCGGGTTACTGCACTCCTTCCAAAATTCAGACGGACCTTCGTTCATTGCTAAAGTAGTTTGCCAAGGAGCTCCGCAGCGAGGACACGTTTGCATCCTCTCTGCTAATAGATCTACCTCGTCTAAACCTAAATCTTCCTCTGCAAGGAAGTGGTCTATGTCTTTAAGCATCTTCTTCCTCTACCATGTCTACAGGTGCCTTTGGAAATTCTACCGGTGCACTCTTATCTTCCTCCGAAAGCTGGTCGTAGGCTTCCTGAATCAGCTCATTCTCCGCTCTTACGATAGCTTCTGCAGTTAGATTCTCCGTAAACTCTTTGGATGGCGGTAGAATCTCGTCCAGAATCCTAGCAAATGCGTAGTTGAAGCGGTCATATACGCCCTCTTTTAGGCACTGGATTCCTTCTGCATCCATTCCATCCTGTTCTGCCGCAGCAAATAGGCTGTTAGCCTGACCTAATACTGCAGTTAGAAGCATGGTGATTCCGTCCTCGAAGTTAATATCGCCTTCTGGCTGGAAATCTAGCTGTCCGTTTGTTTCTGTAATTGTGATTTTCATAATATACCTCCTTAATATGTGGGTATTATAACACGTTTTTAGGGTGAGGGGGAGGTTGTTATAAGGATAGAGGGGTGTGATTTTTTAAAATCCTGATGGTTTTACTCCTTGGGTAGCGTATTTTCAAATTCCTGATGGTTTTATTAGAAACACACAAACATAAAGGTAACTACATACATATATAAATATAACCTTATATATAGATTTTTAAACCCGACCCCCGTGCTTATTGTCGCCGCCACATATTCCGCAAGCTCCATACGTGAGCTAGATATTATATTTTTCTATTAGTCATAAGGAGGTAATAAAATGGCTAACACAAGAAACTTTGGAAACGTTAACACTAAGGCAGTAGAGGAGGCAAAGATGGAAAACAAAATGCCAA